TCCAGCATGCCAATCCCGAGCCAAGCTTCGGAGAAATCCGTTGAAGGTGTAGAGACTGGATGGGCAGCACCTAAAGGCGTTTACGCCCATGGTGAAGGGACAGTCCAGACCACGAACGCGCCCACCTAGCGGCGGGACGGCGGCGAAAGCCGAAGTGGTATGAATCCTGGGGTCGGAGGTTCGAATCCTCTCGTGGACACCAAAATTTACCGATAAAAACACGTTTAAATTATTGATTTTGCGATGCTATTTTGCTTTTAGCGAAAAATAAAAACCCTCACCTATCGGCCTTTAACGGCCATTGATTCCATTGCACATCCTGCAATCAGCCCCTCACCTTTTGATAGGTGGTGAGCAAGGGTTGACTCCCTTCCCAATCAGAACTTAATGAGAACTCGACAGGCAGCTTGGCGGCCTATCTGTCACCGACATGCGGCGATTGAAACTCTGATTGGAGAGAAGCCGTGCGTGACGATGAACCATATATGCCGAAGCTCGACTGGCAGCAGCACAAAGACGCGCCCCACCATTACAATGTGTTCATCGACGGGAAACAGGCCTGCCACATAAAGCGGCGATACCGAGCCGAAATGGAGAAGGTCTGGGACTGGAGCGTCTTTCCCGATAACTTCAAACGCCGCATGCCCCAAGGCGTGGCGCACGAGGGTTATGAGAAGACGGCTCGCCTTGCCGTCCGACGTGCCGAAGAGGCCTTTGAAATCCTCATGCAGCAGCAGGCATATGAATCAAATCCTGTGATCAACATCCCGGATCAGCCACAAAGCCATCACAGACGGCGCCGTTAGGGATTAGGGGCGCCTCGCAATCTCTCGCGCAATCCGCATCTCTTCCCTGATCCGATCCATCTCAATCGCCATCGTGGAAAATGATCTGCTGGAGTCCTTCATGGTCTCGGTCATCTCTGCCACAGCTTCAGTATGCGCCTCCAAGGCCTTCGTGGCGGCATTCAGCGCTGTAGGGTCTACTATAACCGCTGCGACCTGGGCCGCTGCTTGAGAAGTCGCGGGGGCGGATTTACCGCCCTGCCATAGCCCAAGGTAACGGACAGCAAAAATGATCGCCAGTGTTGCGCCAAAGGTAATCAGAGCGGGCGTCGGCAGGTTAGCCAGTTGTTCCATTCTTGATTTCCCCTTGGTCGCGAGCCGCGCGATTAATGTTGACGAGTTCGCCCACCGCAAAGAGCGGATAGATAGCGATCCACGTGCTCACGACATCAGAGGATGCGAAGCCGTATGTTATGCCAGTCCAGATGATGCACCCTACCCCAGCCGAGAACTGCCGGATCTGGGGAGTTACCTTTTCCTTGGCGCCGTTAATGACGAGGCCGATGATGCGCAAGCACCCTATGATTGCCATGAGCCACCCGAGGAACGATTCGGAGGGGAATAGTTGCCGGAAGGTTTGAAACTGCGGGAGATTGAACGTCTGTGTCGGCAAGAGCAACACCCAGCCGAAGCCAATCATGTGCATCGCCATGAACCATTCCATCATCCGGGGGCCGAAGCGGTGCTGGATGCGAACCCACATGCCGACGCCTCGATAGCCAGGCGCGCTCATTTGCGGCACCCGCGATCAGCCGCGCACTGCCGGTTATTCGAGTTGATGGACGGCCCTGCAGTCACGTCCTGCGAGGCCAGCTTTGCCGCCTGCGGATCACTAAAGCGCACAAACTGATATCCGCTACCGTTCGTCGCAGCTGGACTCTGGCAGCCCGCTATCCCGCATGAACACAAGGCAACGATGACGGTCGTCGAGATTGCGGAACGACGCATTGTTCTTCTCCAATTCGTTGATGCGCTCAAGCGCGGCGCGTGCGGCGTCCGCTTGAGCCTGTGAGCGGCCTTCCCGCTTGCCGAGGGTATAGGAGGCGCCAGCGACAAGAACGAGCGCCAGGAGGCCACCAGCGGCGAACTTGAGCCAGTTGGGGATTAGGGTGAGGAACATCATGACAATGCCTCTGCAAGCTCGTCAGCCCTGCGCTTAGCCCACATGCGATATCCGAGGCCGCCAACCGCCACGACTACACCGGCGATGGTGAGGGCCGCCACAGCCTTGGCAACGAAATCGATGTTCGCCAAAGGCGTGAGTTGATCTGTTGCCTGGGTGATGATAGTTGACACCGTGCCAGCACCGGCGGCCGCATCGCCTGGGGCTTTGGATGGTGGAGTCTTCGCATCGGACAGCCTCGCCTTTGCTTCGCCGCCGGGAACGAACGAGACTTCCGGACCGGTATCGCCCATAGCCCATGCCTGCCCAACAGCGCGAACGCCCTCAACACGGCGCGTCCAGCCCTTCCCGAATGTCTTGAAGGTTTTGAGCGCTTTCAGGAACGCCAAGCGCAGATCGCAAATATTCCTCACAAGCGCATCGTGATTGTCATTTGATCGTGCGGCATTGATCGTCTGAGGGCCGATAACGCCATCAGCGGGCACGCCAAGCGCGCGCTGGAGCCATTTCACCGACTGACTGACACCAGAGTTCACGGCGCCGTCAAAGACGACATAGGAGACGCCCGCAGGCAGGCTGTCGCCCTTGATCAATGCCCAATAGCGCATGCGGTAGATGCTGTCTCGCTCAGTATTGGAGAGCAGCTTCACAGACTGAGGCTTCGTACCCATGGTCTTGCGATAGTCGTCATATACCTTCTGCGTGATGCCTTGGTTGGTCGCACCACCCGGATCTTCGGGGTGGTTGATATAGCCACCCTCATGCACGAGCACCTTCGCTAAGGCGCGCTCGAACTCGCCCATCATGTATTCTCCTGATTGTTGGATGGGTCAGCCCTGCGGCAGACCGGCAAAGATAAAGACATTGACGCCAAGAGACTTCGGCGTGATCGGGATTGCGGTGGGAGTTGCAGATCCAGCTTTGCCCGTTGCCTGATTGGCGGTCACTTTCGGCTGGGGAATCTTCAGCGTTGTCAATACCGCGCCGAGAACTGATGTGACCACGCTCACCGGTGTTTCAGCACCCAAAGACGGCTTGTCATAGACGTGATCATGCTCCGGTAGATGCGCCGTGGTGAGTTTGACCTCTGCAACGCCGGTCACCTTGCCGACACTGATCGATCCACCCGCCATGACGAACGCCAGTCCGCGCACATCGAGCAGCTTGAACTTTCCGCCCGTTGAGCCCGGCAAGAACCATTCTGCCGTCTTGAACTTGTTAACAAATGCTGGGTAGGACGCCCGATCATATTCCGTCACGCCATCGGGCTTCAGCCAGCCAGGGCGAGCCTCGTCATTAAGCGTGAAGTTCAGCGTGCCGAGACGAGCAAGAGCATTTGAGACAGGAACCTGCATCAGGGCCACCATTTATCATCGGTGAAGTCCAGCGGAATAGGCGCCATTTTCTTGAGAGCCGAAGCAGCAAGAATATGCTTGCTCCCCCATGTTGCGGCTACCATCGCGAATGAGACCATCTCCGGCGCCGACATAGGCATGTGGCTGTTGTCTGCAGCGATCCAATAGAAGTCGGCATCCGGATCAAACCACCGCAGGTCTCCGTCCTGAGCGCCCTGCACGATCTTCACCGAAGCGGCTGTTGCCATCGATCGAATGTTATCGAGGTCAAACTGTCGCGACTGAAAGAGACTGCCGTTGTAGACAAAACCTGCCGCTATGCGCCGATCGCGCTCTGCGTCGACCGCAGCGGCTCTGGCAAGATTATCAGCCTCTGCCTTTTGCTCGATCGTTTGATAGTCTTCTGCCTTAACCGTCCACATTAGCGGCATCCTTTCGAACGGGGTCCATCGGGAGTGCCACGACCCCATCGGGGACATTGGCGATAGCCGCCGGGAAAGCGACCGCCTGAGAAGCGTCAGGGCCAGTCGGCAAGATCAGTGTCATGACAATCTCGCCGTTGACGCGCTTCACAGGGCCGACGATCCAATCGCAAGGCGTGACACCTGCGGGAATGATCGCGCCTTCTGGAAGTGGGCCGAAGTTGAAGAGATCACCATTGATACGCAGCTTGTCGCCGTTCTTTTCGACGGTCAGAGTGTCGCTGCGGCGCATGGGAGAAAGGGAGATTTTCATCAGAACCACCTTCCGATCGCGAAAACGTTGAACACGCCGACGAACTGATGAGCCACCGTATCCTGATTTGAGATGATCAAACTGCCCGTCGCGGACGCCGACTTTCCTTCGTTGTTCACAAGTGCGACCGGGGCCCATGACCCATCATAAGCAAGAAATTGCTGCGGGCTGGCGGCGAAGGATGCGGGATAACTGGATGTTGAAATTACAGCGAACGCCCCCGCATTTATCGTCGGGTCACCTGTCCCAACTGACTTAGTGCAAATCTGCGTCCCGTCTGCGAAGCGGATGTATTCACCGTTGGCATTGCTGCCGCGCTCAATGACTGCGCCCGTTGGGACCCCGGAAGCCTGAGCGACGGTTCCAAGGATGTTGCCGCGTCTGAACGCCTTGTCTGGCGTTAGATCGTTTCGAACCTGAGCGTTCGGAAGCTGACCGCCAGCCAGCAGCGCCCGAGCCGCCGCGTTGAAATCAGCCAGCGCCGCGCCATTCGGCCCGGTGAAATACGCAATCTTGTCTGCTGCTGGTGTCAGACCGGCCATAGCGGCCAGCGTTGGCTTATCCAGCCTTGCGATGTATTCCGCCAAGCGCTGCGCATTCGAGACCGTCTGCTGCCCTGCAGTCGTGTCATAGGTGATCCAGTAGGCCTGCCCGCTTGCCGTCGTTCCCCGCCATGGCTTGGCGAGGGTGATCTGCGTGTCGCTATCGACGGATAGAACCGGTATCGGATTGCCGTTGGCGCTATCGAGGCCGAATACGCCAGCAACCAGACCAGCAGTTTGCCAGCCAGTGCCAGCGCCAGTCACAATAGCGCTGCCAGCGGTCACGGATACCGTGCCCGTCACATAGGGTGTGGTCATGTTGGGTTTGCCTTATCGCTTCTGGGTCATAGCCAGCATTCTGGAGCTGATGGTGCCGCTATTGATGGCGTTGTTGAACGAGGTGTAGAACCTGAACACCGTGGAGGCTCTGTCTGCTGGCGGTATAAAGAACCCAAAGTTTGATGCAGACATTTGTCCTGATGGCGCCTGAGCATTGTTGCTCAGAGAAACCACGCCGATCCCGACGCCATCGGTCACGCTCATCGCATCGAATTGAGCAGAGCCGGTAAGGACGTTGTTTCCAGACCCGCTAACGCTGAAAAAAACCACTATCTTAGGCGAGCCGAGCCCGTGGTTTACGGTGAACTGGACTTGACCGGTTCCAGACGCACTACCACTGACAACATCAGAAACAGCGCCTGGTGCGATATTGCTGGTGCCCACAACCAGATTGTCGATCTGAGCTTGTGAGATCTTCGCGTTGACGATCTTTACCTGTCCGTTCTCGATCGCGAAAACGGAATAGGTGTCGGCGCCATCAACCACTACGAACTTGTCAGCGAGGAAGCCAATCTCCGACTTCAGAACGCCACTAACGGTCCTGATCTGGATGTACATGCCGCTTTGAATGAATGCATCAGAGAGACTTGCCCGAAGCATGATCGAGAACCGCGCCGACACCCCTGACGGAGCGGCCACTGCTTGGAACATCACCAGACCGTCAGCGAACATGCCGTTGAATGTGGCGCTGACACCGTCGATGCGGGTAGAGATCGCACCGTCAGCGTTGCTCCTGGCAGTTGCCTCACCGGCAATAGCCGCAGTGTTGCCGTCTACGCTTGCGGTGAGAGTCGTCACCTGCCGAGCCAATGCATCATCAGCCGTAGCGGATACCTGCCTCACATCTTCGATCTGGGCATAAGCATTGCCCACATCGACGCGCATCACATCGCGTTCAACCTGAGATACCGCGCCTTCCAGCGTGACCGCTTGAGCTAGCTGATCGATCTTCTGGAAGAAGTCTCTAACTTGGCCGCCGAACTGTGCGAACTGGTCTTTGACGTCTTGGCCTAGAGATGACAGTGATGCGAGAATCGTAGCGTAGCCCGTCGCAGATAGAGAAGTGACCCAAGGAGTGAACGTCCTGAACCGATCTGGGACAGTTCCAATGGTCGCGCGGGCATCATAGATTACGCCCGACTGAACGTCCTTAGATGTCTCATACAAGCCTTTGTCTGGTTCATTAGATACGTCGGTATAGACTTCCGACTTCCCATTGATGCGATACTCAAAGCGAACCTGAGTGATCGTAGGGTCATCTGGTGGATCCCAGACAAACCGAACCGTCGGTTGCTCAAATCCATCCGCTCCTTGAATAAGACCTGTCTCGATCCTGAAGCCGGAAACGGTCGTTATGATTGAAGGGTTGACTGGTGGCGTGGGCGGAACAACGATGGGCCCAGGCTCGATATCTTGGTCATCATAAATGGCTGCGCTTGTTTCAGAGAGCGTGAGCGTGATGTCGAAACTCTCATCACACGCCCATTCCGAGATCATCCATTCGCGGCCGGCATACGTGACCCACTCTCCCTCTTGAACCTTGAGGCCAAGACGGCGACCTACCGGCACAGTCGCAGTGCCGCCCATTCGGTTCTGACGGTAACGGATCGTCAGTAGGTATTGAGCGATGTCCGGGTCTGTGACTTGCAGGAAATCATTGCTTGTCTGACGATTGCGACCGTCTGCGGCTATGTCAGCATTCACATAGATCGGCTTAAGGCTCTGAGGATTCCAGTTGTCCTCAATCGACATGAACTGGCCGGAAAGATGATTGTACCTTTCGAAGGCCGACTTCCGGAACTGAAGTTCTGATGACCGTTCAACATCAATGTCGACCGAAGTGATTTCCGCGACGGGTATCTGTGGCGCGCCCGCAATCACGCCAGAAAGGCCGCGACGGTTCAGGCCATAGCCAGCCATGGCATCGTCAAACTCTTTCAATATTTCGGTGTGGTCGTCCGAGCCATTTGCCCAGATAGAGCACTCATAGGTTGGCTTACCGTTCTTGACAGTGTCGCAAACATTCATCGCAGCGAAGTAAGTAGGTAGGTCTATCTGGCCGAGAGACTTACCTTCCCCGATCAGGGTGCGACCAGAGATCAGCGCGCGCAAACCAAGCTGATAGTTTAGGCGGTGGACTGCCGGGTTTTTAGTGTGAACCCAAGTGGAGACATCATTGATCCTCTGCGGGCCGGATCCGCCAACCACTGTTGAATCCTTGCGGGGGTCGTATTCGCGCAGGCCACGAAGGACAAACTCGAACTCAGGTCTTCCCTTGTCGAAAAGATCACTGTCGTAGGTGCGCTCGACAACAACATAGGCCTTTCCGGCGTTGGTGCTCGTAATCTTCCAACGGCTTCCAAGCGATACAGTATCGTTGACGAGCTTCATATCCACCGGCTGTCCGGGGCGACCGTCATAGAACCTGATGGAGATCGCCGAGCCGAAACCATTGACGCGATAGTGCGCAGCCTCTCCGCCTATTGTCGCTACAGGCAGAAGCTCTTTCTTCTCGCCATACATGAAACAGTAGGGTTCAAGCCCATCGCACCATCCATCAGACAGCACGAACACCTCGGCATTGACCTTGTTGCCCTTGCCCCACTTGCCATAGAACGTGCGCTGACCTTTGGTTTTACCCGTGCCGTACAGCGCCTCTACGTCGACATCGCCGCCATACTTCGTCTCACCCTGAACAGCCGTGTAAGAGCGTTTCTTTGGCCGCTTAAGGTAGCTTAGCGCAAGGCTGGCGCCAAATGCCAAGGCGCTGCTGATGAGTGTCGCCGCGAGAACGGAGCCAGCAAACAGCGCTCCGGCAATAGCCGTGCCGATCGCAGTGAAAATTGCCATATAGGATTATCCGAGGTGAAAGGCGGCGATGACTTCCGAAAGGCCGAACGACTGTCGACCATCAGGTGTTTTCGTGATGAAGCGCGTTCCCAGGCAAATGCCGACATGCTCCGCGCCATCAGACAGGCGAAGAACAACCAGATCGCCAAGCCTTGCCTCTGCGGCGCCCACCGGCTCTTGCTCAAGCTCGGCGGCGAAGAATGTGACCAGAGACTTGTGATTGCGCTTCCTGAGCGCTCTCTGGGCTCCTGCGAGCGTCTTGTAGCTGTCCAGATACTTCTTGAAGGTTTCTCGACCTGTAAGCGCATCTATCATCGCGCAGCCGAGGAAGAAGCAGTCAGCAGAACCATAGGCATACGGCTTCTCAAGCCCCGCGTTCAGCGTAGCCTCGACAACTCTAAATCTGTTCATGATGTCAGCCTGTGCGCTGGCCCCACTCTTCCGGTATCGAGGCGTTCGTCGCCACGTATTCGAAGCCGGTATCCGTGGGGCTGTTGTCGAATTGCTGTTCTGCAAGAGATCGCTTGACGCCTGTCGATCCGCGCGCCGAGCGTCCCGGCGGCTGGAGATCAATCTCCATCGTCAGCATGCGCTCTGAACCGTTGAGCGCGCCCTTGTTGTAGCGGACCTGATCAATCTCGTAGATCGAGGACGCCAGAACGCCGAGAACCTCATTTGTGCCTGGAACTCCGCAAAGATGGGCAACGATGACAGGGGAGTTCTGGTAGTCGAACTCTTCAATCTTCGCGACCGCGTCATCTGGATTGTCGACCGGGATATCGGAAAACACGATAGTTCTGGTGGTGACTGCCGTGCCGACTGCTGAACTCATCCCACCCATGTCGAGGAAGCGGTTCGGTAGGTACACCAACCCGTTGTAGGTGTAGGGCCTGCCGCCGCGGTGGTATCCTACAGTCTTACCTGGCAGGTCGAAACGGATCAGGTCGAGACGCGCAATGCGGCCCTTGTCGAGCTGGCTTGTAACAGCTGGGTCAAGGCTCATGATATGAACACCTCAGTTGCGGTGAACGACGGCTCGCGGTTGCTCCAAGACTTCGCCCCCGAATAACTGTCGGGATCAATCTGCATGGTGCATGACGGCTTCTCGAAGTTAACAACCGACGCCGTTGTGAAGTTCTGGGTGTCGAGACCATGGCGGATGCTGAGTGTGACCACGCCGGAGCTGTTGGCAACTGCAGGGGCGATGATCCGGTGAAGAGATCGGGCCAAAGCAGACATCCGGAACTCTATGTAATCACCCGGTGACAAGATGAAACCGGCAGGGAGACCAGAGATGATAACGGTGCGGCTGTTGGTGATTGTCTGGAGAACGGCAGAGCCATTGAAAGCGCCACCGCCCGCCTTGGTGCCGGAAAGAGGATTGCCGGTGTCCATGGCTGTGGGACGTGGTCTGAAGACGTCATAACCGAGGAAAGTTTCACCATCATCGCCGGCCTGCATCATAAAGGCGTCGATGAGACCAAACTTCGCTTTATCGAGCCATGTCGCCTGATACGATGCCCGCCAATATGGAGTGCCGAAGATCTGCGATTCCGTCCGGCGTCCCTCCATGCGGTTGATGCTGCGAGGCTGCACAGGGTCGAAAGTGCATTCCTTCCAACCAACGGCGGGGAGAGCGATCGGATCAGCCATACCGCTCTTCCCCGTTCTCATATAGGTTTTGCTTCGCTTTGTTGTTCTGCTTCACAACGGTCGTAGACACCTGGACAGCCTCGCTGCGGGCCACGTCCTTGACGTAAGCCTGAAGGTTGCCGCTCTGGTCGACAGAGACCCCGACGGTGACGTGCATAGACTGCGGCGCGTTAGTATTCGCAGCTTGTCGCCCACCATTGAATGCAGAGGACAAGCGGTGATTTGGAACGACCTGCTCGCCACCGCCAAAGCGGACGATTTCAGGCCCTTCCTCACCCACCAAAGCCATGCCAGCACGAGCAGAGACCGTACCGGAGGCATAAAGTGAAGCGCCAGGAGCCGAGGGGAAAGCACCCTTTCCGCCGCCAAATATCCCACCTAACAGGCCAGATAAGAACCCACCGCCACCGCCTGCACCGGCATTCGACACTTGGAAGACAGCATCGAGAACTTGGTTCAGCAACCGATCGGTGATGCGATCGAGCACGGACAAGGCGGCGTTACCGAATGCTTCCCATAAGGATTCCCCGTTGCGCAGCCCATCGCGAAGGTCGTTGATGAAACCTGCCGTCGTGTTCTTCACGAACTGCATGGTCTCCTGCGCCTTCTTGGTGGCCTCGGTAAGCCGGTTCTGCTCGACAACTGCCTGAGCATAGCCTTCAGCCTGGGCTTTGATCTGAGCCGTCAATTCCGGCGTGATGCTCTTCTTGTCCTTCTCTGCCGCAAGCAGCAGATCAGTTTCGGCCTTGGCCTTTGCGACCGCGAAGCCATAGTCGTTGACGAGCGGGTTCAGGCTGGCTTGTGCCGCGGTCTGCGCCTGAAGCGCGCGGGTCTGTTCGGCCATGGATGCTGTAGCGGTCTCGTATCCGCTTTGCTTCGCCGTTTTCTGTCTTCCGCCTCCAACCTTGGGCAATCCTTCAAGTTCGATCAGAGGGCGCCGGGTGGGCGTTGGCGGATCGACAGGTGCGAAATCTTCGCCTGAGAATATCTTTCCGCCTTCGGAGAAAAGTGGAGAGAGCTTGCCGAGATCCGGCATCACGGATGCTTCAGCACGAAAGTTCGCCGCTGACTGTGTGGCAGAGTCGATCATTGGGGCCAGTTGGCCGAAAGCCGCGGCAAAGGCCAGGACGGCAGGCGTACCCCACTGCTCGACCGTTTGGTTAACTGCGTCTTGTGCTGCCTTGAGATCGTTTGAGCTTGCCGTCCCATCTTCGATTTTGTTCTGCAGGTCAGCGTAGGCCGTCGTGAGTGAGCGGACCACGGTTGATGTGTCGTCGCCATAGCCCTTCAGGCTGCGGATGGCTGCGGTGTATTGCTCGTTGATGTCCTTTAGGACGTTCTGAACAGGCGTATACTGCGCTTGCGCGGCGATCTCGGTGGCGTCTAGAAGTTCTTTCAACCGAGCTGCCCGCTCCATTTCGTCGGCATACGCCTTCATCCGCGGGGTTGCGTCCCCCCAGTCGTTCGCTACCTTTTGAATAAGCTGGCTCTGCTCTTCAAGCGTCCTGTTGGCCTCTCCCCCACGAGAGAACCATTCTGAAAAGTAGGAGATCGCGGCAGTTCCGAGCAGAACAAATCCTGTTGTGACCAGGCCAAGCGGGCTGATAAAGCCTGCGAGCGTTGACTTCAGAGCACCCATGACGCCGTTCAATTGCCCGCCGTGCATCGTGATCTGCGGCAACTGCTGTGCCAGGAGCATGAAAGGAGATTGCCCCATAGCCATCATCGTTGCGATGTCCTGGAACTGGAAAGATAGATTCCTCATCTGCTGCTGCGCCATGCCTGCCGACTGAGCGATCGCTTTTGCCTGCGCCGGGCCTACCGCGGCCATCTTCTGCGCTGCAAGAGATGATGCAGCCATTGCCTTCGCGGCTGCATTCGACGTCTTCTCGACATTCCCCATGGCCGCTGACATTGCTGCTATCTCGGCACTTGAGAACTTGCCAGATGAAGCCGCCAAGCCAGATGCCGCACGTTCAGCAACGCGACCGGCGTTAGCAAATTCCTTGAGGTCGTCTGTAGCGCTCTTCAGCGGCCCAGACTGAACCTCAATGCCGAGCGTTGCAATATCCATGGCTTTACCTTCATGCAGTCGTGAGCGTATGTTTCCGACAACCAAAGGGGGTCGGAATGGATGGATGGTTGAAAGCTTTAATTGCGACGGCCTGCGTAGTGATCATCGCTGGCGGTGGGTATTTTGCTTGGTCTCAGTACCAGTCGAACAAGGCGCAAGAGCAAGCCCGCAAAGACATGGAAGAGGCGAGTATGCGCGTTGCGTGTCGCGCGATGGTCGCTGATCTGGGCCGAGGTCAGACGAAAGACTACAAGGGGGGGCACATCGCGACCTGCATCAACGGCGGCTATGTGACAGAAATGGATTTCCAAGCGGTCAACGCGATCCAGTACGTCGATAACGTGCGCGCTCTCATAAAGCCGAAAAGCTGAAACGAGAAAGGCGGCTTGCGCGCGGGTCATAAAGGTTTGAGCCAGGAACTTGCAGGATGCCGATTTGGGCGTCGGCAATATGCACCTTGCCATCTAGGAAAATATACGGCTGTTCTACAGCCTTATTATCACGCCGCAGGCGGATCATCTCGGGTCCACATTCACCGGTGGACCCTACACCTTTTCCAGCGTTTATTGTCGCGTTCGCCGCAGCGGGAACCAAGGGAGCGGCAAAAAGTGCCGTGAGGAATGCTCGTCGTTTCATTTGTGGTTCTCCTTTGAGGCTAACTGGCCTCTCGCGCCTTCCGCTGCACTTCCATCTCTTCGGACAAGGCCAGACGATAACCGTCATCCATGCGTATGAGGACGGCAAGTTCTTCCCGAGTTACAGTCTCGCCGGTCAGGCGGGACCATGCGTCGATCTCGACATAACTGATCGGCTGCGGCCCGCTCATGCCTTGCTGCCGTCTGGCGTGCAGCTGCCAGAACCATGCCCAGAGGTGTTGAGCCTCTTCGGAAATGTCGGGCTCGTCCGGGTTCTGATCTTCCTTGCCGAACCGCTCGTTGTACTCGCGCCGGGTGAGGATTACCTTGCTCGACTTTGCCTTCTTCCCTTTGCCGGGTGACTTCGGGGCCTCTTCAAGCTCGTATCCAGGCGTCTCCCACTTTGCAATCTGGGAGACTGCGGCGACTAGCTCGTCGCCGACTGCTCGAAAAAAGCCGCTTCATTCCCGAGGGCAAGATCGATCTGCTTCGCGAGAGCCGGCACTTGCAGGAGCTTCTTCTTGTTGGCGGCGTTGCAGGCTGGCTTCTTGTCGTCGCCAAGGCTTGCGTCACCGGAAAACTCCCAGCTGACGATCGCCGCCGACAGGATGGCGACTGTATTGTCATCAATCCTCTCAGCGGTGACATTGTTGCGTCCGGACTTGAGCGCCTTGTTCTTGAGCGAGCGTTCGACCGCCTTCACCTCGTCGCTTTCAAGGCTCTGAAGCTCTACCTTGACGCCGAGCGGCTGCTCAGTGCCAGGGTGCTTGAGTTCAACGGTGATGGTGTCCGGTACGAGTTTGAGAAGGTCCATTAGTCACCTTATGGAGTGTTGACGGGTGCGACGAAGAGCGGGCGCTGATCGGTGAATGCGACGGTGTAGGATTCTCGAATGAAGTCGTCCGTGCCACCGCCCATCACCTGCGGACCCGAGACAGGGCCGACGGCGTACATGATCGTGTTCGACCAATCCTCAGACGGAGCATCGGCATATTCGATCTTGATCGCATAGTTGAACTTGGTGGCGGCTGCGGCACGCATCTTGACCTGACCAGGATCGTCAAAGATGCGTGCGACCTCGACGGACAGTTCGCCAGCGTCTTCCACCCCCTTGGCCTTGGAACGAACTTCCGTGTCCAAGGTGTCATAGTTGACCATATTTGGTGCAGAGCCGTAGTCGCCAATGTTCCCGACGGAACCGACTTCGGTAAACGTGAGAGCCGCGAAAGCTGCGGCGTTCAGGGGGAGAGTGACAGCGTTATTGCTGATCGACACTTTCGTGCCTGCCAGCGTGGTTTTGATTCCAGAGGGCATGATGTTTGCCTTTCCATAAAAAAAGCCCCGCAGGAACGAGGCTTGGGTTTAGATCCATCTTTGCGGCGTCAGACCCAGGACCATCGGGTTCCCGACGCTACATCTCGAATTGTTGTCCTACTGACGTTAAACTTTGCGGCGATGTCGATTTGTCTCATCGTCCCGTACAGACTTCGGATCATAATCACGTCATCTTCCGATAACTTTGCGAAAGGGCTCCTTGACCCGCGATTATGCGTGTCGTGCTCGATGCGGTCGCTTTGGTTTTCTTCGCGTGTTGCCCATCGGAGATGTTTCGGATGAACACACCTCCTGTCGCCGCAAGAGTGCGCAGCTTCGTGGCCAGGTGTCGGTGCTTTCCCGTGGGCTAACTCACACATTAGCCTGTAAGCACCGACGCAAGAACCGTTCAACTTCACAACGCTGTAGCCGTTACCCTGCATCCCATACGGCCAAATGAGGCATTCAGCGCCGGAATGACCGACGTTTGCGTGAAGCCACGCCAGTGGCTCACCTTCAAAGGTATTGCCGCCTAATGGGTCGCCAAACGCTCTCAACCGCTTGTAGTGTTTGTTGCAATATCCCCGCGCTTCGTGGGGCTTGCCGCAATCAGGAATCGAGCATAAACGAGATTTAGCCATTTCTACCTCGCAACAGGTTGGCTTGGTTAGAGCCCGTCGAGAGGTGAGATGCTCGGCGGGTTCGCCTTTTATACCATCCTTCTATGCCGAAAAACAATGATAGCGGACCGTGACAGGCACCTGCACACGGTCGGTTTCTTGGAGTGGTGGAGCGGCGTAGGGCGTTCGATCAATGACGATCTTCAGCCCGCAGGCATAAAGCGTTGTGTCTTTCGCGAAGTGTTTGATGATCTTGCCTGCGGCTTCGAGCGGCTTGATGTGGCCCGCGCCCTTCTTCCAGAATACAGACACCTGCAGCATTCCGCGGTGTTGCTCTTGCCCTGCCCCGAGTTCACTGTTGGTGGTGATGTTCGGCATGAAGTCGGCGGTGAGGTAATTGTCGGGCTTCGTCTGCCCACTCTTCGGGAAGTCAACGCCAGGCATCGCGATCTGAAGGGCTGGGGTAAAGGTCAATTGTTCGAGATGCGCGAGAAGCGCAGCAAGGATTGTTGCGTCCGTTCCCGTCGCCATGTATTCAACCTCTATGTCCAAAAAGAAGCCGCTCAGCGACAACGATGTTCACGACCGCCTGCACGACGCTATTCAGGCGCTCGGGCATGACACGTGCTTGACGCCTCTTGGTACCGCCACCATGGCAGCAGCACTGACGACGCTGGTAAATCTTCAAGGATGCCTGCTGATCGCGGCAGAGCGAGGCGACCGGAACAACGGCGCCATCATCGACCCGAACGCGCTATAGCTTCCTTCGTCGCTTCCTGCACAGCTTCGTTCCAACGGCCTACCGCAGCGCGCGTCCAGCCTCTCGGGGCCTGATTGTATGACCTGCCCAGCGAATCCGTGCCAGTGAAACCGTATTCGAGCCTGCGGGCATAAACCATCGTGTATGCCGAGACGATGCGATCGCCAGCAACAGCGCCGGCAATCACCGCCTGCATATATGCTTCGTTGAACGGCCCCATACCGTCCTCGTCTGTCCTGTCGGCCTTCGGTGCATCCTGATTGACCAGAACCACCAGCGAGGCGCGCAAAAATCCGTCCCGATAAGGAACGTTCTCCTGCATATAGCTGATCACCTTCTGCGTGGAGAGCCGGAAGACAGCGTTCAGCCGCTTCTCTGTCTGCTGCACCCATGCATCAACCTGCGACCCGAACCGAGCTTGGCCGAATGATGCCCTGCCCGATCGTGTGGTAACGGTAACGCCGCGTGCCATCAGTCGAGATCCGCAAGAAAGTCAATGACGAACTCCATCCAGCACCGGCAGCACGCGCATTCCTCAACGCCACCTTCCGGATCGCCTGGATGCGCCATGAAGCGCCCGCGCGCGGTCTGGAACTTGTCGTAGAAGGCCACGCGAGTGCTGTTCAACAGCCGGTGGGTGAATCGTGTCCGCTCATCCATGAAGGCGTGCCAGACCTTCATCACGACGGCAGCAGAGATACGACCTTCTGCGATCGCCTGCCCCATCGATGACATCTGGCCTTTGTTGAAGGCCGTCATGGTCTCGGTGCGGGCGATTGTCTCGCCGCGAAGCAAAAGCAGCCGGTCAGCATATCGCCCCGTCATCCGGTCAACCGTCGCCTGATCCAGCTTCTTCCCGCTCTTAATGGCTTCCTGAATGGTGCGATCGAAGCGCTTGTCACGGCGCTCCATGGTCAGAACCTTCTTCAGTTCCTCCTTGTCGCCCGATAGCAGCCGCTGGCGCATGCTCTCGACATACTTGGCCTGTGGGGCAGCTAGGCCGATGATACCGCCCTCACGGCGCCCCGTGATGCGATCGAGCCGTCCGACGATATCCAAAGCCGTGCGGCGGGGTGCCCTGCCCTGTGCGATCCCGTCTGCGAGTGCATCGCGGATCGCTTGGCGCTGGTCTTCGCTGATGCGCGTGACGAGTGTCGAACTGTATTCTCGCAGTTCCTGCTCTGCCGTTGGGTGGCGAATATCGAAGCGGAACGTGGCCGTCGCCGCGTCAGAGGGCTTTGGCACCTTTTGAGCACCTTGCGCCCCACCACTCTCGAAAACCTCTTCTGTGGCCTTCTGGAGCGGCCTGTAGGCGCTTGGATCGATGTTCAGCAGCCGTAGCGCGCCGTCGATGTCCTGTTGCTCTAGGCGCTCGACAATGCGGTTTAGCGCGACATTGGATTTCAGGTTGTCGATGCTGTCGAAGAAGGCCTGCTGAACCGTCGGCTCCAGATCATCCAGCAGCTTCCGGATCTGCTGCTTGGCGCTTGGTTTGCGTGCCATCTATCCCCCGATAATCCAGCCACCGGCGGACCAGCCAAGCCTTACGGCGCATGCAATGAGAAAGCCGATGATCACGCCGCGCACGAGGATGCGAGCTGCGATCGACGGCGGCACGTTGTCGTTCACTCACGATCCTTGCAGATGGTGACAGTGACAGCATGACGTTGGCTCGTCAGTCCAACCGAGTTGTATGTGGAAAAATCGATCTCCACCTTTGCCCCGCTCTCGATGATTTCGGAAAGGCTCGGAACGAGTTCTTTCACAGCCTCAACGGCATGCACTCGAGGGTCAATTTCGACGTTGAACTTCACATCTTGCACTTCGACCATGATTATCTCCGTCCTTGAATTTCGTAGAAGACAATTAACCCAGCCGGTGACAACGGCTTCAGCTTCTCGATTGAGAATGCAACGCCATCTGCAACGATCTTGTCGGACCGCTCCAGCGTGATCGACAGACCAGCGGTTGAGACATAGAGCTTCTTGTCGGTGGAAAGGATCAGCGTGCCGTCCACTTCTCTGTCTTCGTAATTCATCACCACCAGCTGACACGCATAGTCCGTATCGGTCATTACGGGGTCATAGGAAGGCCCAGACTGCGTTGAGCGACGGACGGCGCCCACCTGCCCGAACTTGGCGATCAGCCTTTCAGCCGTTGCCTGGAGGCGAGCGTAGAGTGGGTTTGCCATCAGACCACCAACACGCCAGGAAGATCGACTTTGAGGAACGGCCAGAGCAGCCCTTCGATCACGATTGCTACCGGAGTGGCGAGAGCGACTATGTCCTTTGCGTCGGCACTCGTGCTGGCCGCGTACTCAACTTCAAGCTGGCCGACCTTCTCGCGCTTCACCAAAGCCGACCCGGTGATGACCGGGGAAAGACTCCCAGGGTTGGTCAGTTCGAGAAATGCCGCCTCATAACTGGCATTGATCACGGCCTGCGGCACCACGTCTGACGGGATCGCCTCGCCATAGTAGGTCACTGCACCAGTGCGCGGCCACGAGTTGACCTGCGCAAAGCCACCAGTGCGCGATCCGCTAAACCGTGGCTCAAACCGGTCGATCACCAGAGACCCACGCTGACGCGCTGCGGACTTCTGAGCATCGGTCGTACCATCCGGGATGACATAGCCTGCAGCCTGTGCGTAAGCCGTGAAACCTGCGTCGTCGCCATAAGCCATGTCATTCTCCGGGAGGTTGGGAACCCGGCAGTTGCCCGCCGGGGTCGGTGTCATTCAGCCAGTTTGGCGTTGATGAGTTCCTGAAGCTTGGCCGTCTTGACGTTGGATGGGTATTCAATGCCCAACTCATCGGCCTGCTTCTTGAGATCGTCGCGGTCTGGCTCATCAGCCTTTTCAGCAGCTTCCAGCTTCGTGCGCAGCTCCGCGATCTGCTGATCACGCTCTGCAAGCTGCGTCTTAAGGTTGACGACTTCCTCGCTGTCGCCCTCGTCGCCTGGAGCCTTCTTCTCGCCCTTGGCAAACCAACCGGTGTCGAGAGCGGACTTCAGTGCTGCGTCATCGATCTCGCCCTCCCAGACCTGATGAGGATCAACGAAGACAAGACCGTCCTTGGTGTGCAGACCGCGCGGGCCAGGAGAGATGTTGGTGACTTTGGTCATAACGGGTTCTCCTCAGATGCCGTCGATGTAGGAAATTGCCTTCGGCAGGCGAATTTCCGTGCCGCCGGTGCGCAGGATGCCGGCCACTTCCCAAGTCATGGAAGACTTCTGGAAAGGAGGCAGGAACCGGTGCGGCATTGGCAGGTGGAAGCGAACAACTTCCGGATCGCGGCGATAAGCGACCATGCGAGCCGTGCCGCCAGTGCCGGCAGTGTTCAGAGCGCGAAGGGTGCGGATCGTCAGAGGGCGACCGGTTTCCAGCGTGTAGGTGTTGTTCTCACGCAGGAAGTTGGCGATCGTCTTGTCAGCAGCATTGCCGATCGGGCGGGTGCCGATGGCATTGAACCGGGCGAACGGCAGCAAGAGGGTGTCAGCCATCTCGACTTCCTGCGTGGAGGTCACAATGCCTTCGATGGCAGAGTTAATGTCCAGCAGAATCTGCTCTGGCGTCTTGGTCGACCAGGTCGTGGTGGAGCCCGTGCCGGTCGCGGCGGCAGTCGTCGCAGGAACGGTCGGGTCGTTGACGAGACCGGTCCAGTTCTTCTCTGCCTGACCGGTCATCGCCGTCTGCCAGAGGAATTGTTCAGCAATGGCGCGCGCCGCCTCACCCTTTTCAGAGCCAAGCTGGCGACCTTCCAGAGCGGCAACCTGAAGCTCTTCGAGCGACCACTCGTAGCCGATACCGGCCAGTTCGAAGCCCTTGAGGAACTGATCGCGGGTAACGTCCGCGTAGGGCATATCGAAGCCCTTGCCACTCAGGAACTCTGCCTTGCCAGCAGCGTCGGAGGAGCGGAACAGCGTGCCACGCGCCCATTCACTGCCCTCGGTGATCACAGGGATCAGAGAGGCATAGTCAAAGGACGGATATTTGCGCTGATAGACCGTGCGTTCAATGTTGTAGAACGCCGGCATGACGAAGCCGAGTGCGGCCTGTGCGTCGGTGAAATCAATCTTCTGCATGTTCGCGCCTCCTTAGCGCTTCGCCAGCCGGGTAAGACCGGCAGCAGTAAGCGTGTCCTGGAAAAACCAGCCGGTGAGGATGGTATTCGAGGTAGACACGTTGGTGATGGCGCCAGCAGAGGTGACGTAAGCCTGATCGCCGTCAGCGACAGCCACGCTGGACTGCACCCAAATGACACCCTGCGTGAGGATGCCTGCGGTGGAGTAACGGGGGTAGGAATCAACCTGAACACCATCTGCAACTGCCGCAGGGGCAGCGTAATTGGCGATGGTGATGCCCATCAGTGCGGCGGAAGGTGTTGCCGTGACGCCGTGGTCACCCACGCCGCGGAACACTGGCTTGCCAAAGCCGATTGCAGTTGCATCTTCGACGGTGCGGGAGATGCGGTTGCTGGTTTCGCCATTCGCGATCATGCCGGCATAACCGACAGGGCGAACAGCATCATAAGTGGTCTGGACAGCAGGCATAATCTGTTCTCCTGGTTAAGCCGCGTTGCCGGTGTTTTTCCAGCTATCGCGCAGCGACTGGTCGCGATCCTGGCGAGCCTTATCGGCTTCGGTGCGGGCATCCCCCGTATGCTTCACGCCGTCAGCCACGACGCGGGCGAATGGATCGGCAGCTCCCTTGGCAGCATCCTCGACCAGCAGGTCAAAGCGTGCGTCGATATAGGCGTCTGCCTTGCCGGCGATTGCCGCATCCCCGATCTTGGCGACGACAACAGCCTTGCGGATGGCCGCGTCGGAGAGTCCTTCCGTCTTCACGTCCTTGGCGATGGCCTTGGCAACCGTGATGAGATCGGCACGCTCCTGGACGCGCTTGTCGAGATCGGCGTCGGACAGAACCTTGGCGTTCAGTTCGTCAATCTTGGCGTCCCGCTTTGCCAGTTCGGCATCCTTCGCGGCGATGGCAGCGAGATGCGCCGCATCGGCAGTGCTCATCTTGGAGTTGGCATCCTCAAGCCGCTTCTGCAGCGTGGCGATGACAGTGGCACCCTGATCGGTTACTTCAACCGGGATGCCATCGACGGTAACCGTCTTCAGGGTCATGATCTTTTCCTTCTGTGGATTATGATCAGGGGTGAAAGGGCTTGCGCCCCATGACGCACCGTCACCGATGCGAGCTTGAGAACCAGCCCGCGCCCGATCCACGATCGCGAGATGATTGATTTTTATGTTGGTCTGGGTGGCGTTGAACTCTTGCCCGTCAGGGGTCACGCCGTCGCCCCAGACCAATTCGCAGGTATAGCCGGCGGAGAGTTCACGCTTGCCGCCCTCGACCGCGGAGATCGCTTTGGCATCCTTCAGGATCAGCGGCAGGTGCACCCACTCGCCATCCTTCTTCGCAGCGGTGCTGACCTCTCCGACCGCCAACTCTTTCCAGTTGTCCGCTGTCACCGCCTCGTCTGGGTGGTTCATCGTCACCGGTGCGTGGGTGAAGCTCTGCAGGCTTGAGTCCGCGAAAACCTGATCAGCGGGGCGGTATACCCGCACGATCGTCATCTCTGGCTTGCCTACCTCGTCGCCTGAATAAAGCTGGATGCCGGTTCGCACCGACTTCGCTTCGGCAATGAGATATCCATCGGCCGTCCGACGCGTGCCGGACACCGTTACAGCGTCGGTGAATTGCATGGTGGTGTCCTATTTGGTGACGCGGTCACGCCATGTAGCGCTTGTAATTATTCACTTGCAGCTTCTGCGCTTCGATGAATGTCCAAGGCATTCTTGATCGTTTCGCAAAATCTACCACATCAAGCCCAGCACGAACGCCCTGCCAAGGATACTGGAAGAACTGCGTCTGGATCCTGTGGCCCTCGTCCGCATCGCGAACAGGAGCCGTGTCATCGATAGCGATTGACCCATCAACATGACCCAGAGGGCATATACCCCCGCCACTGACATACGACCTGTTTGATGCCGTCGAGAGGTTAGGCTTTCGCGTTTCGTAAGACGCGCTGCGATCAAACGCGGCGTTCGGCACCCATGTTGCGATCTGCAAGCACAGATGATCCACCTTGAACGGATAGGTGACGTTCCCCGGAGTGGCCGGGAAGACTGGATCGCGCAGTTTCTTAGGCACGTTCGGGTCTTGATTAGCCCACGTCGCTAGCGTGTAGACGTAACCGGCGTTGTCTGTGGCGGTGGCATCAAGCAAGCGGTGCGGCGTATTGTAGGCATACTTTCCATCTTCTTGCGCCTTCGCACTATCGAAGTTGACCGAACCGAATTGTGTGCCGTCTGCATATAGGCGGTTGCCGGTGACAAGACCTAGCGTGTCTCTAGACGCGGCGGGCTTGGTAACGAGATTCGGCGTCGAGTGGTGATTTCCAAGAGCGAGCGACCAGTCGCCGCGATTATCAACTTGTGGGTCACCAGCAGCCATGGCGAATTGCCATGCAAGATTGGTAGATTGTGCATTGGTCTCAGTGAAGCCGAAGGTGATCGCGCCGCCGTTAATGGCGTCCCAGAAGTAGTTATCACCGGCCTGATACGAATTGAGCGTGGAAAGATCGGGGCTGCGAAGGCCGGTCACGCCAAGGTCTGGATGCGTGTAGGCGTAGGCCCATGTACTTCCAGAAGTGTTCAGCTGCAACGTGAACTTGCCGTTTCGGCCGGTGACACGGCCGGTCGCAGTATCGGCGGAGGCATAATTCACGCCATCATCCGTCATCGCGTTCAACTCGGCATTCGAAATGACCATGTGAGCTTGACCGATGGCTGACATCGTCGCCTGCACCAGCAGGTCTTCAGCCGGGGACGTGGTAGCCTCCATCAGGATGAGCCCGCCCCAAATACCGTTCATGCGGCTGGTCGTACCGAAAGCACCGACGCCTGACGGCACGCATCCGACCCCAACATATTTGTTATCAAGGTCACCTGCTGCGATAGCAGTAGCAGTCGCTGATACGTACGCACCGTTCTTGACGCGCTTGCCATGCTCAATTTGCTTATAGCCCGCGAGATCAATCACATCCATCGTCACCATCTGACTGCGGGCCACGTAGCGCGATATACCTCTCCCGGTAAGCTGAGTCTGCGAGCCGCCAGCCTGAACGCGCGAAACGTCCAGAAACGTGCCGCCTCCCATGTAGTTGAAGAACTGAATGGTGTTGCTGGCCCCGTAGCTCAGCAGGTTCTCACGAGTGTTGTTGCCTCCGCCAATCGGGTCTGTGGTGTCGTTACTTGCAATCTTCCGGGTGTGCAGGCTCACCAATTGGAACAGCTTCATCCCCTTGGTGCTGACCGCTGCAGTGATGGGCGTCAAAGTCACCAGATCGCCAGCACCTGCCAAATCAAGGCCAAGTCCGCTTTCGTTGGTCAAGCGAGTAAGCTGACCAGTAGCGAAGTCCATGCTAGTGCCAAACCGCTGCGCAACTCCAGATCGTCGGAAAGCGACCGTGCCTCGCGCAGTCAAGTCAGGAACGCCGGCAATGGTCGAGTAAACCTTCACAACGTCCTCGTTACCTGCGGGGCTCCAAGCGTCTACCTGTTCCGGCTTCAGCTCCCCCGTCGGGCCTGGCGTGAAATCCATTTCCGCGTTGTCACTGAGGCGCTTCAAGCGGATGGTGGGGCCTGAGTAGGTATTGTTGACACGGTGTGGCGACCAAGCGGCATAGGTCTTGCCGACATTGGCGGATGTAATAGGCGAATCCAGCGTTACCATCGCAGGCGCAGCGCCCCCAGACACAGGAATGCTATCCACCACCTGACCAGCAGAGTTGACAGCAGACTTGCCCGTCACATACCGCACCGGGACACCCTGAGGATCTTCCGTCACGCTCACAGGCGTCACAGGGCGGCCAACGATGTCAGTCTCACCCGCTACCGCTGTTCGCACGGGCAATGCTTCCACGAGCTGCCCAGCGCTGTTAAGCGCCGTGACTGTGGTGACGGTCTTGATGAGCATTATTCCTCGCTGACGCCTGCTTGCCAGTCTTCCTCGACCTCTGCGAATAGCTCCGGCCCAAGGATGATCTCACCCTGGTATGGCTCTACATTTGCAAGGTCCGGCGATTCCGGATCGTAGCTGATTGTGATGTGCGGCTGGTATTCCTCGTGATCCCAGGTAGCCCCAGCCTCTTCCATTGCTTCATGGCGCCATTCGAGTTCGCTAGCCTTGAACAGCAGCACGCGGGCTTCCCCGAACTGCTCCATAAGCCGCGGGCCACCAGCCGCAAGCTTAAGCTCGCTCTGCCAAGCCTCTCCGATCTTCATCCAGTCAACCGGTTTGCGGCTGTAGGCGATCGTGACGTGCAGATCATCGGCCGGAAGAGTGGTCTTGAACCCCTGCCTTTTGGCCCATCGAATGATCTCAGCGGCGTTCACCACCTTGCGCGACACATAGAGCGTGCGTGGGGCAGCGTCGTTAGCCGCCTGCTGCATTCGTGTCACGTAGTTGGTGTTCGCTGCCTGTGTGGCTGCTGCTGCGGCAAGCTCATCCTCATCCGGCTCCTGCTCGCTCAGATTGCCGTAGGTCTTGATCGCGGCATCAAGCCCTGGGAGAACGCCATCCTCAACCAGCCGGTTCACCAAAGCGTCAGAGACAGCATCACGCGGGATGATCTCTTGGCCAGTACCCGTGCCCACGATCGTTCGCGCTGCATCCGCCGTTGTCTTGAAGATGTCGGCCCGTTCCTTCTCGCTCATCTGCTCCAGAGGAGACCAGCGGTAGTGAACGTCTGGGTCGCGGACATCGGCTGATCTCTCAAGCGCTTCGTCAAGCCGCATCATGGCAGGCTGAAACTCAAGCTCCTGCATCGACTGGATGCGGTCATGATAGTTCTTCATGTCACTGGTGCCGGTCGAGTTCATCCCCGCTGGCGACTGACCTAGGAGTCGCGTCACGGGGATATCTGCAGCACCTGCTACGATCTGCATGAACGCCATGAGGATGTCAGTCAGGCCAGCAAGCTGTGCGCTCTTGCTCTCGTATTCTTCCTCTTTGTCGAGTAGGAGTGTGCCATTGATGCCCTTGGAGGTGGCGGCAAGAGTGTAGCGCTCCAGGATCTTGCGCTTGTATTCTTCGTTCCCCAGAGAGGCCATGAAGTTGGGCAGGCGGATGATATCAATCTTGGCTTCGAAGATCAGGCTGGCAATGTTCCCGGCTGTGCTGTCTGCGTTCTTTACCGCGTCGAGTGTCGACTGCAGGACGCTATCGCCCCATCCCTGCCATGGGTTGTTCGTGATCTCGTCGTCTGCTGGCATAGCGCCTGTGAACAAGACAAGGCGCGACGGGTGGATAGACACCTGTTGCCCGTTGGCGCCGGTCAGCGTGTAGAGCTTGGGCTTACCATACCAGTCGGATTCCGGATTGCGCTCCAGCTCGCCGCCAGACAGTTGGCGACGGGTCATCACGTTGAGGTATTTCAAGCCGCCCTTGGCAATCCGGTCAACCTGAAGCGGCTCTGCTGGGTTTGCGTCACCCGTGCCGATGTAGACAGCGGCGCCACCAAACAGGCGGCCTTTCTTCGCAGCTTCAAGGATCTTGCCCTTGACGTTCAGACGCTTCTCTTCTTCCTCGATCGCCTCGATCTGTGGCTTCTTCGCCTGCCAGTCGCGCCACTTTCGGCATGCATCCAGCGCGGGGATATCCACAATTTTACGCGGCAGCCACGATGTGCTGTAGGCGGCAATCAACTGCTCATCCGTCAGGTAGGTGTGCGAATAGAAAGTGGTCGCCGCCTTATCCCGATCGGTGCCCATACGGGACACCAAGCTCGTGAGGCTATCACGAGCCATAGTGATGATGTTTCCCATAGGATTCCTCAGATATTATCGAGTGTGAAGTTCGATCCCCGAAGGCCTTCAACGGCGTATCGCAGGGCATCGATCACATGGTTATTCTTGTCGTTCAGCACCGGGATGACTTCGCCCGTCACTGGGTCCGTCTTCCACGAGTAAAGCGTCAACTCATCAATCATGTGCTTGCATCGAGGGTGCACAACGATGTCGTAGCTCTTGAGGAACTCGATACCGTCCTCGACCGAGCCCGCGCCCTTCTTGGCTGGCTTGATCCGGGGATAGCCAAAGCGCTTCATGTAATCGATCGTCTCGGGCCTAGCGCTGTCTGCTGTGATCGGCCAATTGCGTGCCATCTTGAGGTTTTCAGGGTCTAGATGGTCGAATAGCTCCGGCGTTCGGTCGATCTCGCAACCTACCTTGAATACTTCGCGGTCAATAAAGAGCGTGCGACCGATGATGTAAGAGCGAACAAGCACAGTTGGGTCGATTGAGAAGCCCCAGTCCGCGCCAAGGTAGAACCGAGCGTCAATAGGTGTATCAAACGCCTCAACCTTCCAGTTGTGGAACACCCGCGCCTCACTGTTGCGCTGGTACTCTCCAAGCCAAATGTGCCGATACTTGTCAGGGTCCCTGCTGGCATCCCACTGCATGTCCTCACGCAGCACGTCAGGAAAGAACGGGTTCAAGTCCCAGTTCACTCTCCGAACGATTGAGCGAGGCGGTGAGCCTGAAGGAAGCCGGAACATGGCGTCCACCGGGTCGCTCTCGTGACGAGGGTTCCAGGTGAACCAGATTTCCGAACCATCCTTACGTATCGTCGGCCCAAGGTTCGTCAGGCTCGATTGCGAAACCGTCGTGGCCTCTTCGACCCAGGCGATGTCGATACCTTCCAAGGACTTGATGCTCTCCACGTTCGAACGCAAACCAGCGAATACGAAGTGCGAACCATTCGTGCCCTTGATCTCCGTGTCCGTCGACCGGAAGTATTGGCCGAAGCCCATCTCGCGGATCTTGTCGTCCAGCAGGCGCTTGACCGAGTCCTTGATCGACTTCTGTATCTCACGAGCGCAGAGCACGCGTATCGGCTTCTGCCTTGCCTTGATGACCAGAGCCGCGGCGAATGCGTGAGACTTGCCAGACCCTCGCCCACCGTAAGCGGCCCTGTATCGTATAGGGGAACCATCCGGCATCCGCTCGTCAAAGAGAAACCGGAATGCCTTAGGTATCTGAACTTTCGCCATCATCCCCTACGAACTCGACAACGAAGTGGTTCTCAGTCACCACAGGCTTGTCGGCGTCACCAGTGTGCATGACGGATTGGAGTTTCGGATGCATGTAGGGTGCTGCGTCTTTGGCAATCGCCGCTGCAGCATCGTATTCTTCTTTATCGTAGTGGTCTCGCATCGCCCTCAGCATAACCTCCAGAGGGGTTATGCCGGTCTGGCTCTCTCTATCCGCGATCTTGCGAGAACGCTTCGTAGCGGCTCCTCTGGGGCGACCTGCACCCTTACGTGATCCACCGCGCATGTTTGATTTCCCGTTTGATTAAATTCAAAGTGCCACCCCTCTCCCCCGCTCTTGCTCGGTGGTGGTCATGGGGTGGCGAGCCAGCGGCCAAGATGATAGAGCCGCCACGCGAGGCCGTATTTGAAGCCATACTCTGGCGGGCCATAAGGGTACTGCCGAAAACTGAGATCCGTGTCCCAAAGCCAGAGGGCGATTGCGATCATCGTCTCACCGGTCCGCTTCATCGCTCTCTCCATGTGGGCGGGTGAATGGGGTTAGGCGGCGTCAATCTTGTGCAAGGCATAGAAGACCAGCGTCGATCCGATCGGGAAAGATAGACCCAGCATCGTCGCGCCGTTGAAGTAGCTATCGGCAACACCGACACCCATGAGCACCACGCCAAGCCAGAGGGCTATCTTTGCGCTCATGCTCATCTCCTGAATCGGTTCAGCCCCACCTTGTTACGGGCGGGGCTGGGAACTAGTAAAATCTCTCGTAGCTCTCGTTAATTTCCGGGCGTTACGAGTTTGTCTCTCACAACACGGCCTATCTGATAGTCAACGTGTTTTGAGTGTCATGGGTGGTGGTCAAGCCAGAGGCGTCGCGATGAACAACTTGGCGGTGTCGCTGCGCGCTATCAATTCTGGCGGGAACGCGTTGGGCACAACTGTCATCTCAGCGCGGCCAAAATGATCTCGGTTTAGCCGAGCGCATATATCAGAAGCAACCGCATCAGATGGCGCAACCAGCAACGGAGACGATTCCGTTCTGCGATAGACGTTCGCTCCGACACTTGTGAGCGGGAAATCGTAGCTGCTCAGCGGGTTCATTGCTATCTCCTAACCGAATAGCCGAAGGTATCAACGATACCGGCATTGAGCAATAATGAGAACCCGGGGCCGTGCCGCCACTCCCCGGGCCTTCGCAGAAGCAAAGATCATTCACGATGTAGCGGCCATCACGGTCAGAAACTTTGCTTCGTCTGCATCCCGTCGCTTCGCCTCTTCGGCTCTCACTGACGGGCGCCGACCTGAAATGGTCAGGAAGGCCAACTTTGCACCGATGCAGGGAGATTTTAGGTCTCCATGGTCGTCTGGCTAGCGCTATCCCTTTCGGGCTTCCTGATTTGCTGCGAGGGCCACACGCTACCGTGGCAGCGAACCCGAGAGGACTGTTGACCCGGCACGTAGCCGGTATACGTCCCGCACTTCGGACAGCTAGGCCGAGTTCGCATACTGCCATTGCGACATTGCCGTCGCCGCCTCGCATTACGTTGCCCTGATGGGCGAATTGGTCGGGCCGAGATTTGGAGAGGGCTATTTCCTCACCTACTGATCGGTTTCGCGCCCCTGTGGCATCTAGGCGTCTCCACTGGATACCCAGCACTTCCACTCTGCCACCACGCTCCGAGAATCTTGAAACCAAGGCGCTATCGGAAGCGCGCAACCTTGGAGTTATTCGGCCGATCGACCGAATGTCACCGGGGAGGCCGAAGCCTCGCACGCAGACGCGCTCCCGAGTGTTCTTCTAATGTGTGTCTGCCGACAGCTGGTAGAGAGCCCAACCGTCGGCAGCACTGGCGACCCTTTCGGGATCAGTTCAGCGGGCGGACGGTGATCTCCTTCTCCGCCGCTGTAAAGTATGTCACCGATCGGTTGTCGGTAACGACGATGGCCTTCCCGTCTTCATCGAAGAGCGCAAAGCAGTCGATGCCCTCATGCACGATCTTCTTGACGTAGCCTTCGCCTGTTCGTTTCATCTGGGGCTCTTGCGTCATGCGGCCTCACGTTTGCGAGCATGCCGCTCGCGCCGTCTGGCGTTCTGCGTCTCTGCCCAGCTAAAGTCCTGGAGATTTGCGTCGAACCCTAGAACCGGTCTGGCATCATCTGCACGCCAAACTCCGATGTTGGACTTTTTATCCTCGATTTCGGGGTGATTTGGCAAGTGTCCTTCACCCTCGTTTTCGTTATGCTGCAATGGCTTACGGGCGAAAGCTCTTGCGATGCATTCAATTGCAGCACTTTTCCGCCAATCTCCCGCCTGCCTGGATATACCTTCTTCCTCACGGCACCACTTTGCGAAGGCTTTTCCGCCTGCTTCGGAAGTAGCCCATGCCCAGAGCGCCCGACGCTTCTTCTCGCATGGCACCAGCTTGATTACCTCAAGGGCGGCTTCCCAGAGCCCCATGTCGTTGGTCGTGTTGCGGAGCTTCTTCGGATCCAGCCATGCCCAGTTGTTGGCGTGCTTGTCGTCGGCCGACCATCCGTTGATGTCTGCGGTGTCGTGGATGTAGCCGTAGTTGATGGCCTTGGCCTTTGCCGGTCGCGCGGTATCGGGCAGCTTGCGGTCAACCTCAGCGGCGCGGATGAAAAGTTCGATGATTTGTTCTTGGTTCATGCCCTCACATCCTCTTTTCCTTGCAAGACTGCCAACCGCTCCGGGCCGATCTCGTTCTGCAACAGGTGTTGGACCCGCCTACAAAATTCGGTGAACTCCGCATGGGAGAGTACCGCCATCTTGCCTACCAAGCTTTCGACGGCCAGAACTCCATCGACATACCGCTTGTCCAGTTCTTCCTGCTTGATATCCATTATGATGCCCGCCTGTCGTCTAAAAGGTCTGGCTGCTTCGCCATCGCGCCGAACGTCCTCTTCATTCTCTCGTATACCATGCCGCCCAATGCATGTCGTTTCGATATGACGCTATCGAGGTCCAGAGCCCAGTATTGAAGCCAGCCCAGCGGGAGACTGTCGAAGAAGGCAAACCAAGCGGTGACGTCATTCTCTACCAACTCAGGGAAATTCTTTTCAGCCGCCCGGATCATATCGGAAACGAGCCACAAACTGGTTTCATCGATGAACGCTTTGTTGTTGGCGGTCTCTGCCAAGGTCATGACAACGAACCTGCCGTGCTGCGCTGCCTCGTGCCTCAGGCGCTTGGCGTCGGAGTATCTGGCAAAGCCGTGCTTCTTGTGGTGAGCATCAATCAACTTCCGCCACACGAACCGAATGATACGTGAAAGTGTCACCAGCGCCCTCGTCTGTCCGACGGCCGGCATCACATGCGCTGGCACCACCTGAATGCCATGCTCTGCGAAGATTGCTTCGGCCTCGGGGTGTTGCTTCATCGCACCCTCCCCTTAACGCGATACAGCGCCTGCCAGTTATCAAACTCTGCCTGATAGGTGCCGTTGTCGATCATGGCTTGGATTTTGTTGACCGCATGGAGTCCGGTTGTGTGATCGCGTCCGCCCATCCACCTAGCCACCTGCGGGAATGACAGATCGGGTCTTTCCTTCTTGATCGCGTGCATTATGACCTGTCGCGGGAACACGATTCGCCTTGCTCTTTCAGCGCCCTTGATTTCGCCCATAGTGACACCGGGGAAGAGTTTCAGCCATTCGGTGGCTATCTCTGCCATGGTTCTATGTTTTGCTGTCTCCGGCTCTTCTGGCGGGTATGTGCGGTATTGTCCGAACCAAGATATTCTGACGGTCGCATGAGTCTCGAAGTCACCCGGGATGATGATATCCGGATCGGCGTGGTCTTCCTCGGCTTCTGGAGCACGCACGGTCTGGTCGATTGGCTTCGCTACTGCCGCCTGACCATTTCGCCGTGCAGCCTCTATCTTTCGCAATGCGCGTTCCTTGGCTGCTTGGTGTAATGCAAGCTGTGATGGGGTAAGGGTGACGTGGGTGTTCACTTGACCACCTCCAGCTTGCGGCGCGATGGTGGCTTGCGTGGTCCGTGGCCAGAGCCGAGAACGTTGCTGTCATGCTTGTGTCCGACCGGATCGGTTCGGAGCTGCTGCTGCACCTTCTCCACACCAATCTCTGCATCCATCTGGTAGACGCGATCGTTCGGCGCATGGTCGCAGACGATGAAGAGTTCAATCGGCTCGTCGCTGTAGACCGTGAAGCCGCCTTGGGCATCCATGTTGAGTACGATCCGGTTCATGCCCCCACCCTCCTCTCTCCACCCTTCCGAGCCTTGCGCTCTACAGGTACATTGCCGCCGAGCAGTTTCTTCGTTGCCTCTGCAAACTTCCGTTCCTTCGATGTGGGCAATGGCGCGATGTTCGTCTCAACCGTCATGTTGCCGTTGAGGTGCTTCATGAGCGCGGCGTGAGCGGCGTCCTTTGCCTCTTCCTTGTTCGGGAAAATGACGTTGTGCTTGCCCTCACGGATGACGCGGTTCTCTCCCCATGCCGGATCGCGATACCAAGCTATCCAGCCCTGTGGTGACATCTGTGCGCCGGAATTGAATTCGTTTTTCATATTGATCTCCCATAGATCGCGGAGAGTGCTTGCTCGGTGCGCAAGATCGATCGTCCTATGATTTCGGTGATTTGAGGGGAGACGGCATCTCCGAACGCCTCGCGGCATCGCTCAGCCATCCAACCGGGAAGCCCATCATATGCTCGTAGATGGCTGCTAAGATTGTCCGACCCGACAGGCCCACGGAAGACGAGAGAGAGGCCAGCGACGACCTCTTCTTTCCCGTCCTCTTGCCATCCGGCCCGAGAGCCACGTTCGACCCATAATTGGCCGCGGTTGGCGTCGGCGCCCAGATAATGGACAACTCCTCGACCCTCTTCCGCGCCGCTGCTCCACCGCCCCCTAGTTCCCCGCCACCCTTCTTGCTCCCAGCTTGTGCAACTGGCGTCGGGGTCCATCCCAAGGATCCAGGCTCTTTTCCGTTGATGGGAGCCGCCGGCATTTCCAACGCCCACCACAAGCGGCCAGCAGTCGTAACCGATTGCCTCCAAACCTGCGGCGATCCGGTCATAGCCTCGAGTTCTGACGCGATCGCTGTTCTCAAGAGCGAACCAACGAGGGCGGACCTCTCCGATGATCCGGATAGCTTCGAAGAAGAGGCTCGATTTTTCGCCTTCAACGCCTTTACCTTTGGTGTTGGCGCTGCTGATGTCTTGGCAGGGAGGGCTTCCGACGATGGCAGACGGAAGTCTTCCGAGATCTCGAAGAAGTTTCTCTGCTGTGAGTGTGCGGACATCGTCATAGATCAAAACCTCGGGGTTGTTCTCTTGGTAAAGAGCTCGCCGCCAATCGACGTTCTCGCAGGCAGCTATGGTCTTGAAGCCTGCACGGTGCATTCCAAGCGACCAACCTCCGGCCGCCGCGCTGAAAAGGTCTAGGACTTCCATCAGACGCCCAACCTCCCCTGGTCATATGGATTGAGTTCGGTGAACATGGTCACTGGATCCACCCTTCCCTGATTGCCTTGGCGACGAGGGCGGGGCCGTTGTAGACCTCGGCTGAAAGCCTTGCCCGTTTCAGATGGGTTTTCACGGCTTCCTCGCGCACACTCATGATGATTGCGATCTCGGCATAGGTTTTGCCGGCTGCCAGAAGCTTGACGCATTCGATCTGGCGGGGATGAAGTGGGCATGCGGGTTGATTGGTACTCATCACAGCAGTTCTCCTTGCCCACGCTTTGGCTTCGGCGACACATATCGGGTAAACTCAGCTTCGAAATGCACGGTCTCTTGGATGGTAGGATCGCCGAAGCGAACCTTGATCGACGCCAGTTCAGCCACACCTTCAACGTCAGAGCCAAAGACGTTGTTGATGGTCTTCCAGTCGTTCGGCGTGGCCGCGACCTTCTCCCGTTCCTTCTTGTATTTCTCGGGCCGGTAGAGGGTCATGACGGCGTCATAGTCGGCTCGAGCGCCCTCCCCGCCGTAAAGGTCAGCCGCGATCGGCCTCGGGTTGTCTCGCTTGGCGCCAAGACCGTTTCGCTGGTTGAGAATGAGGACGGCTGATTGCGTCTCGTAGGCCAGTGCCTTCAGTTCGACCGTCACTTCGCCAGATATGCGATCCGGTGAAAGCTTTGGGTCTCTCGGCTTAACCTTGCCGATGTGGTCGATGACGATGAATGGCGTTTTGCCGTTGGCGTACTTCTTGACGAACCGTCGGGCGTAGGCGACGAGCTTGTCGACACCCTCACGCTGGCAACGGATGATCTCGAGCGGGCGGTTGTTGATGTCATTGGCAAACCGAACACAAGTGTCGCGCTCTTGGTCCTTCATGAGGCGCATCGGCTCGCGTTGCTTCTTCATGGAAATGCCGTGCCTCTGGGCAATCATCTGTCCGATGCACTGATCGGCCGACTGGTCATAGGAAAGGAACTGCACGGGATGGCCGCATTCGACAGCATGGTAGATGAGCTGCATTGTCAGGCTGGACTTGCCTTCACCAGATGATGACAAGAGGCCATAGAGGTTTCCCGCCTCGAAAGCGGGCTCCGATAAGACGCTCTGGATTTCCGAAAGAGCGATCGGAACACCGACCACGCCGTCTCGCCGCGCAGATGCCTCGAATTTCGCGAGATACGATGATCCGGGGGCCGCACTAGCCTTCAATGCCGAAAGCCTCTGACGGCGTTCCTTGAGGCGTTTTTCGAGTTGCTCGATCTCATCGTCCAAGGTCAGAAGCGTGTGACCTTCCTTGGCGATCTCAGCGGCGATCTCTGCCTCTCTTCCGAGCAGACGAGACAGTGAAGCGCCCTTGATGATGTGGATGGACGCTTCTAGGCGACGCATGATCGACACGTCGCAGCCCATGGTGAGCAAGGTCGTGTTGTATTCAGCCGTGATGATGTCTTCGCCGTTCTCGGTTCTGATCGTCTTCGCCACGTAAGGTTTGATTGATACAGGGTTGAACGGCTGCCCGCTTCTGATCAGCTCCTGCGCTGTCTGGAACAGGGTCGCATGATACTGCTGGGAGAAGTCTTCCGGCTCTATTCCGCTCTCGCTGACAAGCTGGTTGTTAGAGAAAACGCAGGCTAGAAACACTTGCTCGGCTTCGAGTGCGTCGTTCTCAGTAATCCTGTCGAACTGGCTGCGATCTACGGGGCCGCTCATGCTGCCACCCCGCGTTCGTTGCGCTGTTGAATGAGCTTCAGCCATGGCTCGTGATATCGGCCGGCGTGGACCTTCATGTCCCGGACACCCCAACAGATAGCTAAGGCGCAAGCCTCTGCGGCGTTGTGGCGGGTTGCTTTTAGGCGGGGGAGTTGGATGCCAAGGCGCTCGCACTCATCGACGCAGGCTGACTTCCAGTCCTTTTTGCCCTTGTTATCCACGGGCGGCTTGAAGCCAGCGCCAAAGAACGACTTGCGCCAGCCAGAAGGCATAAGAGTGCCATATGGAACGCCGAAGTTTGCGATCGTGGCGACGATGGCAGATGTAGCGACCCATGGTGAAATAGACCCTGCGAAGCTCTGCCCTCTGCCTTGGACAGACACCTGTGCTTCAATCTGTTGCTCGAGAACTGCGAAGTCAGGATAGGCGCCATGGTTAGCTTTGATCTTGCGCATCAGCGCTGAAATCTTGAGGCCGATTTGATCGGCCGTATAATACATGTCGGCCTTCTCAGGCATCTCGAGGATGCCGCATTCAACATGGGAGAAGTTGCCGTCGGCTTTACGCTTCTCGGGGTCGAAGAGTGCCCAACCAGTGTATTTGCTCGGGTCGAAGCCAAGGATAAGTGTCATTGCGGCATTTCCTCGTGGATTAGAAAGAGCCCGATGCGACGGGTCCGCATTACAAGTCATCGCATCGGGCTAGATGGGCCAGCGCTTGGGAGAGGAAGCTGGCCGGGGAAATCAAACTTTGGCGATGTAGGCGGAGACCCAGACATCCATGAACGACAGGATCAGCCAAGCAATGGCGATGAACGAGCCGTATCTGATCAGCGTCTGCACGAGGATCTGCCAGCCAATGGTGTTGATGTTGGTGCTCATGTTGGTCGACTCCGAGACCTTTTTGATTGATGTGCTTTCCATCGGCGTCAGTCCTGATCCAGAGTGAAGGGGTCATCTCCGCCGGTCGCCGCTGGCTCTTCCTTGCTCTTGCCGGCGTTCCGCTTTTCCATCGCCGCCTGAAGGTTGTCGCGCATCACTTGCTGGGCATCATCCCATCCGCGTAGCCATTCGCGATCTTCGTCACTGCCGCCGTTCTGCTTCGACACTCGATCGAGCGCGGCAAGACCTGCCTGGAAGCCTTCGGCGTAGATCATCTCCAGCTTGCCGACGCGGTCGGTAAGAAGGTCTCCCTGCCGATCGTCTGGGATCAGGCCGGAGTTGATCATGATCCGCTTCCGCCGCGCGAACTCATCAATCTTCTTCTGCTTGTCGGTCGTGAAAGTCAGTTCGATGAAGTCCTTCAAGTCCTTTTCGGCAACGCCGTCGTTTTTGGCGTCTGCCTTGAACTTCGCTTCCTTCGCTTTCAGCTCCTGCTGCTCGTGGTAAAGCGCAACGCGCTGGCGAGTATGATGACCCCACAGGGCTTGACTTTCCGCTTCAGTGAGCTTGCTGTTGTGTCCTACTGTCACCGCCTCATCCTTTCCTTTGCCAGCCGGACCTTTTCCACCAGCGCTTGAGTTTCGCTTTCCAGATTGAGAAGATCGTCATTGTCCTCGTACCGATCCCGATCCTGTTTGATTTCCTCCTGCAAAGCCCGGATCTCAGCTTCGCAATATTCGAGGTATGCGCGGCGTATCTGGGTGAAGGCGTCGATCGTCACAGACTTCGCCCTTCCCGCCCGGAGGTGCATGATCTGCCAAAAAGAGAGATTGTGACGCCGTGCGAGGCGACGGACAGCGTTCTCGACGTCGCCGTTTCCGGCCGTCTCCCGCTCCACCATCTTCCTCACATATTCGGACGCAATAGCCGTACTCATGGCTGAAATTCCCTGTTTTTCCTGATTATTAGAACCTGTAGGTTGAACGCCGTACTCTGACATCGTGAATGCGATCCTTGCTGATTTCGGTAAGTTGAGATCAGCAAGTACGGCGGGACACGAAAGGAGCTAACGCCCCGAGTAAGCCACCTGGCCGGAAGGCCAAGAGGCAGTTTTTGAAGGATATGCAGTTGGAAGATTTCGAGCGGCGCTGCGCTGGATTGTGAGAGATTTGAGCGCAGCCGCTTCCGAAATTCCGAAGTATTTGGCGATCGCAAGCGTGTCGTAACCGCGCTTGAAGAGATCGTATGAGGTGGGTTGACGGATAATTTGCTGATCCTCAGTGCGCACATCACAATGACTGTGACGATCGATCCGGCCATGCCACCAGCGATCAATGATGCGATGGTGCTCATCATCGCTTCTCCCCGCGGTAGTGCCGCCAGACGAAGAACAGAAGGACCATGGCCACGAAGATGATCATTGCCGTGTTGTCATCCATCGTCATTTGCGCCTCCCGGTCAGAGCCGAATAGGCAAGCACAGAGGTCACAATGAAAACCGAGAACACGACCGAGCACACGATCAGGAATTGTTGCTGCTCGTAGGAGATGATCGCGTTCATGCATCCACCTGCTCTTTCGAGGGGGTAAGCATGGCCTTGAAGACGGAGATATTGGTTTGCCGAGTTAAGACAGGACGGAAACGACTGAAGTCAAATGCCGGCTCACCAAACCCTCTACCTTGAGGTGAGGTCACAATAACCTCAGGGTTCACAATTTCATTCAAAAGCAGGCACGGCCTTTCGCCACCACGCTCGGCTACCAAAGAAATCCTGATGCCTCTGATGGTGTAAATCCCACCTTTTTCAGGCCTTCTTATCTGAGCATCGTAAGTTCGCCGAGGCCATTTATCGTCCACGAGAACAACCTTCTGCCCAACATGGAAATTGCATTCGCTCATGCCCGTTCCTCCCGAATATCCCTTGGTGAAATTTCCGTGCCGCAGTCGTCGCAATGGCGCTCGATCTGCTCGGCTATGGACAGGCGCCGATGGCAATTCGGGCAGCCCTGATATGATGTCTGGTGGATTGCGCGTGATGCCTGGCGCGATGCTTCGACGTGAACGGAGGTCATGCGTATGTCTCCGCTTTGATGACCGGAACGCCCGCACCCTCGGCAAGCCTGATCATGTTCTCAGTGCCTTTGCCGCCGGGAAGAGCGATCACGTAGTCGGGCTTATGAATGTCGAGCATCTGCTGATTGCGGATCGGTCCAGCGGCCTTGCCGTGTTTCTTCCAATCTGCCTTGCAGACGACAACCGGGATGTCCTCGGATTTGGCCCACTCACCAGCGCCTTCATCAGCTCCACGGCATCCGCCATGGATGACCTTCTCAATGGTGAAAGTGTTGAGGCCAGACGCAAAGCTCAGCTCATCCATCGCGTTGCGCTCAAGCCAGTTCAAAGCATCGGTGCGGTCCATATCGCGACCGCCGCAAATCAAAACCTTCATGCTCTCGCCCTCACCTTGAAAGGCTGCTGACCATGCTCGACAAGAATGGCGTCGATCTTCTGGAAAAGCTGATAGTGTGTCAGGCGGCGCGTCTTGCGCTTGTCGCCGGTCTTCACCAGCGAATAGAAGCTCCGGCCGCAATACTTGAGCGTGTAGCCCAAGCCTTCCATGCGGCGCTGCAGGTAATCCAGATGCGTGCAAGCGCCCTGCTCAAACCGGCGGGGCTCTCCGTATTTCGCGATCCAGTCCGCTTGCATAGCGTCTATCGCGCTGCGGTCGTGGATGTGACGGTTGGGGGCTTGGAGTGAGGTGTCCATCATGCGCCACCGCCAACGTCTTCGAGGTAGAATTGAGTTGCCGTCTCTCCGGCTGTCACGCCCTTGGATGCGTTAGCCCCAGATTCTCCCTTCGCGCGATTGGAAACCTGAAAACTGGTTGCGGCACTTTCTCCGCCCGTCACGCCTGCCCTTTCGGGGCCGTCGACGTTCACGCCGCCATGCTGGACGGTCAGAGCTGGGATCAGTTCGGGTTGCCCCAATCCCCCAGCCACAGCCTCTGCCTTATCGGCTTCGACCAAACCGGACGCTACAGTTGCGCCCGAAGATGCGGGCCTCTCGGCTACCGCCTCCGCCGCCTTGCGCGGGGATTCTGGGAAAGGATGTTCCGGCCATGGCATCCAAGCCAAAGGCTCATCCTTGTGGCTCAACATGCACCAGTGCTCAGGATCGTTCTTAGGCTTGCACCAGTACGACCGGAGCGTCTTGTTCTTCGGCATTGCGAGAATAACGTGCGTGCCATCGCGTGGGGCGCTGTCGAGATCGAAGTTCCAATACATGCCGGGGAGTTCGCGGATCGCGATGGCGGCATATTCAAGAAACAGGTCTTTTTCCTCTGGTCCGGCATCAACCCAGTCGATGTTGCCGGTCTCCTCGAAAAGCTCGGAAGCCATCCTTTCGACAACCGTCATGGTGGTGATCTTCTCTTCGCCGCGTGGGGCGGCGGTAATTTCGAAATCCCACCCCTTGGAGACTGCAAGAGCTTCCGTGAGACCAGTGTGGATTGGGTCGAATACTTCCTTTGTCATAGTCGCGCCTCAGAATGGGATGTCGTCTTCGGAAAGCTCAACCTTCTGGGGAGCGCCGATTTCGACCTGTTGGACTTTGGGAGTTTGGGCCATGAATGCGTCGACGGATTCAAGTACGACGAACATAACGCCCGGATTGATCTGCGAGAGGCGCTGTGCTTCCTGCAGCGCGCTTTCATTCGTCTTGTGCATGTAGTTCGGAGAACGCTGATAAACTCCGTAGATCATCCAGAACTTTGCGATAGTCTCGGTGCGTTCTGGCTCGCATGCCGTCTCTGGTTCGCTTTCGCCAGCCAGATAGGACAGCGTGCATTTGAGCGGACCGCAAAGAGCTTGAATGGTCGAAAGGCTCGGAGAGCGAGACTTGCCCTTGATGATGTCTCTGACCAACGAGCGGTTAGCGCCGATCTCGTCAGCGACTGCACTGGCGTTAGTTCCGAGTGCGTCAAGGCGCTCCTGAATGCGTTCTGCCAAGGTGCTCATGACGAACTCCCTTCGATCATCTGCATAATCATCAGGGCGTTCTCTATTCGAGGCGTAACGTCTCCATTCTCCCAGCGGCATACGTTCTGCTGCGTCGTTTCCAACACCTCAGCGAAGCGCGCTTGGCTCATACCCAAGGACTTGCGAAGGGCCTTAATTTGATCAGCAGAGGGAAAAGAGACTTGGGATTTTTTAGGCTGCGCGACGAACTGAGATTGTTCCCGTTCCTGCGTGACATTGACCGTAAGGTTATCGCCGCTGACGATGACGCGGGCGCCGTTGACCTCGAATTCGATGATCATGCTGCTTCCCCTTCCCCGAGGAAGGATGCAACAGAGACTTCTCCACCCGTTGCAGCGCTTATGCGCTTGAGCAGATCGATCGTAGCGTTCTGCTCGCCCTTCATCAGGCGATACAGAGTCATTCGGCTGCACTTCGCAGCATCTGCAACCTCGGTCAGAGACCGACCGGTGCGCTCAAGATATTCGGTGAGTGGATGAGTTTCGTTTGCCATGGCTGATGTTGTAACGCCAGCCGTGACAGTTTGCAAGAGAAAAATGTAACGCCTGACGTGACCACGACGTGACAGCGTTCAGATAGAATTCTGTGTATGGAAAAACGCCCACTTGGAAAACATTACCTTCGCGAATGGAGACAGCATCGAGGCTTGTCTCTTCGAAAGCTTGCCGACCGCATGGAAATCGAACCAGGCGTACCGATAACGTCGCATGCAAACCTAGGTCGCATTGAGCTGTTTCAGCAGCCCTACAGTCAGGATATTCTGGAAGCTGCTGCAGTCGCTTTGGAATGCAGCGTCTCCGATATCCTTACCGTTGATCCAAGCAAGGAGGGAGAAGTTGTCGATCTTCTTCGTCTTTTGAAATCGAAGGATCCAGATACGGTTCGAGCTTTCCTCAATGCCCTTCCGAATTCACAAGCCTCATAAGCAAATCGCGCTCGCGGCTCCGTACTGTACGGTAGATGTTTATTACCATCGCTTTCAACGAACACCGTAAGGTGTGAGTTGGAAGGGAGGGAGCTTAGGAAACGGCGCAAAAAGCCCTAGGGACCGGAGTTAACCAGCCCTAGGGGTCTTGCATAGGAGGAACCTTGAGGTTTCCGTATGCATCCACGGTGACGCCATATGTCGGCGCAGGTCAGAACCGCTTCATAACCCAGCTTCTATTGGCCTCTGTAGCCATCACGACCGGGGTCTGAGTTCCCCTTTAGGTTTGGTCGAGCCCTTTCGCCTGATTGCCGGCGAACCGCTTGCTGTGCCTCGTCTACCTAATTTCCAGAATCGCGACGACTACCAACAGCCCCGGATCACGACCTGGGGTAGATATGGTTGGCAAATCGTTTGTGATGCGCTAAATATCGTATCACTGGTTTCGGTCGCCAAACCTACATCTACCAGTCACCGCCCCGGCTCTCGCAAAAGAGTGCGGGGCTTTCCTTTTCGTAGCTCCAAATCACCCAGCGCGTCAACTCCCATGTGACAGCGATTCTGGCTGCTTGAAATTATTGTCACGTCACACGTAACATTATCGTTGACAAGTCGTCACGCCATACGTTACAACACTCTCCATACCAGCCAACCGATGATCTCCCAAGCGGACGAAGAACCGGAAGGCTCCAACGAGGAGATCGGCAAGCCCATGACCAACAAAACTCAATACCCAAGCCGTGAGATGGACCAGTTCAATTTCCGGATGCCTGTAGGTCTGAAGGAAAAGGTCGAAGCTTCCGCGAAGGAAGCTGGGCGCTCCATGAACGCCGAGATCTCTCAAAGGCTGATCGCCTCTTATGAGGCACCAAAGCAGATTTCCCCGGTCATCGCTGAGCTGATTGAGAAGATGATTTCAGACGAAGTCACAAAGCGGCTGCAAGCCATCGCATCTCAGATCGCCGCCGCCTGATCCCCCCAATTCGATCTAGCCCGCACGGTCGGGCATCAACGGAGATACGCAGATGAGCGAGCGACTTTCGCAAGGTCAACTGGAAGTCTTGGACCAGTTCAATCGAATTCCAGTGATTACAAAAGAAATACCAGATTACTGGAACCCGAAGCCTCTGACGAACCGGCAGATTGATCGCTTGGAGGAGCGTGGCTTCATCGAGACCACAGGTCGAAGTGCGTTCATGTACCGGCTTACTGAAAAGGGCGCATCGCATATCGGTGCTGAACTTTGCAAGTCTTGCGGCGGCGCTACGCATCCACAGGAGGCGGCATGTCTGCATTGCGGTGCCACCAAAGCATGGGCGCAAGGGAAGTCCCGATCCGCCTGGTCCTCCCCTTCCGGCGCAATCCAATTCGATCTCAACCAACTGAGGTGAGTAACATGGCAAGAGCAGACTACATTGGCTGTGAAGTATGCGACGGCAAAGGTCTTTACGACGGCTACTGGGATATCCGCGACCGGGAAGAAATTTCCGTAGCTGTTCTCTGCCCGCGCTGCAAACTCACCCATGATTTGAAAGCTGTCGAAAAGACATCCGAACCGGAGTCGGACAGCGAGGAGGCAAGCCTATGACCTCCCCCGCTTACACAATCGGAAAAGACGAACTGCTTCTGATCACGACGCTCTGGAGCGATGGCTCAACCGTGATGCTCGAAACCGAGATGCGCCAGTACAAGGCGACCGAGATACAGGCGCTCATTGACGAGACCGTTTCCGATCGCTGCACCGTGATCGATGTAGAGGCATACGACCGCGTCAAGAAGTGCGGCATGTCGATCGCAGATGATTTCGACGTTCGTTCCTTTGCCGAGCGCGAGGAAGACCGGCGCGAACAGGAAGACGAGGAAGAGCTTCGCTACCCTCACGTCTACAACGCCCGCCGTCCTTCCGCAGGAAACATCACACACGCGTTGCAGGGTGTAGGAGCGGGGGTATGAGCGCACCTACCTTGTTGCATGGCGACTGCTTGGAGTTGATGGGCGGTATTGCAGACCAGAGTATAGACCTCATTTTGTGCGATCTGCCCTACGAGACAACGCGCAACGAGTGGGACTTCATGGTTCACCTCCCGGCTATGTGGGCGCACTACAAGCGCATTTGCCGAGGCGCGATCGTCCTCACGTCGCAGACGCCTTTCGACAAGGTTTTAGGTGCGTCCAACCTGCATATGCTTCGCTACGAGTGGATCTGGGAGAAGACACACCCGACAGGCCACCTGAACGCCAAGAAGGCGCCGATGAAGGCTCACGAGAATATTCTCGTCTTCTACAGCCAGTTGCCAACGTACAACCCACAGAAGACCACCGGGCATCCTCGAAAGGTCTCAGTTAAACGAGCTGATCTTTCCACCAACTACGGCAAGCAGGATTTCTCGCCGATCGCATACGATTCTACCGAACGCTACCCTAGAAGCGTTCTGGTGTTCGCAAGCGACAAGCAGCGGTCAAAGCTGCACCCGACGCAAAAGCCTCTGGCTTTGATGGAGTATTTCGTCCGCACCTATAGCAATCCAGGCGACACCGTTCTCGATAACTGCATGGGCAGCGGAACGACCGGTGTTGCATGCCTGAACCTCGGACGTCGCTTCATCGGCATCGAAAAGAACCGAGAATTTTTCGAAATCGCACAACAGCGGATTTTGTCAGCGTCGAACGCTGCAGCCGCTTAGCGCGCCCTCCCACAGGGCATCAAACAAGGGATAGGGAAATGAACAGCAATACAGTGCTTTTGGATGCGGTGCATAGCGCCCGCGATGTGATGCAGTCATCAGCGAACCGTGTGGAAGACGTTGCAGGTCTTCTTTTTGAGGTCGGTCTGACCAAGCTGGCTGAACGGCTCTGGGGCATTTCTGGCAATCTTGGCAATGCCAGTAAATCTCTCGTTGATGCATATGGCGAAGATTTGGCTTGCCAAGTCCGGCATGGCGAGCAGATGGCAGCAAACATGCTCTCCGCAGCTTTACGGGCGGTCGATTCCTCCCCCTCCACCCCCTCGTAACCTCAGCACAGCGGGAGAACAAGATGAGCAGAATCGTAGGCGCGTGCCTTAGCCAGTTTCACAATGATGCAGATAACTTCGAGTTGCTGCTTGCCCATGCCGACGGGCGCGAGATCGGCCACGTCGTATCCAGAGAAGTTGCCCAAAGCATTGCCCGCGAAATAACGGAGCAAACAGGATCGGCTACCCCGAGCGACCCGGCAGCCACATTCGCAGAGTGGCTCAATGCCGGCACGCAGTTCGCCATGGACGCAGGTCACGTCATCGACGTCCGCGTCACCACCAAAGACGGCAATAAGCTTCGCCTCACTGGCGGCGCCGTTTCGACCGTCTCCTAATCCCACCCCGGCTTTGTCCGATACCCGCATGAAGGGGAAGACTATGGCAGATAGCAAGAAGCATACGCCCGGACCTTGGCATGTAGGTTATCGCGGCATGGACATCGGCTGCACCAATGCAAAGATTGGCGGTCACGCAAAACTCTTTGATATTCGTGGCTGGGGTTATTTGACTGGAAACGGCCATGGCGGACTAGGCCTTCCTCACGAAGAGGCGGTTGCCATTCAAGAGGCGAATGCTCGTCTCGTTGCCGCCGCTCCTGATCTTCTCGAAGCCCTGAAGGCGCTCCAGAAGCAAGCGCTGCAAAGCGAACTCAACTCTCCGTCTCACGAATGGGGCATGGAAGCCTTGGCGCTCACAGAAGCCGCCATTGCCCGTGCGGAGGGCCGCTCGTGATGGACGCTTTCACCACACCAGAGGCAGAGGTCGATCACTTCGAGATCATCCTGCACGACCACCGGAAGAACCTGGCGAAGGTCGAAGCCAATCAGCGCCGGTTCGACTTCGTCGCGAAACTCACCATGACCCTTTGCATGTGCTCGGTTCTCGTCGCCGGCGTCATCGCCATCCAGGAAGCTGAAAGGGTTCTCAAGCGCGAGGCGCTGATAGCACAGGAGGATATCGCATGGACAAGGTAATCGACAAGGACCTGTTCGAGCATGTCACCACGCCCGTCAATTCGATCTTGAAGCGTGTGAAGCCGGTCAAAGGCGAAGTCCAGTTCGACGGCGGCGTTATCTCGCAGCCAGGCGCATATCGGAATGTTCCGATCGATCGCTACCACCATGACCGTGACCTGTTCGACGGTCCGGCTGTGTCGAAATCCATCATCAAGGAAATTTTGCCGGTCCACGGCGGCAGTCCGAAGCAGTTCTGGGGGCGCTGGAATTGGAATAAGGATCGCCTTGACCCGAAAGACCCGACCGACGCTCTGATCTTCGGCAAAGCGGCTCACTGCCTTTTGCTTGGTGACGAGGTGTTCGAGGAGAAGTTCATCGTTCGCCCTGCCAAGTATCGCAACGATAAGGGCAACATGGTGGACTGGAACAACAACGCCACCGTATGCCGCGACTACATGGCTGAGCAGAAGGCCAAGGGACTGACGGTTCTCACGCCGAAGCAGATCGATACCATCCGCCTCATCCGCGCCGACGCAGCCACCTACCCTCTTGTGCAGCAAGGTATCCTCAATGGCCGCGTAGAGCGCACGCTGGCAGCGAAAGATCCGGAAACGGGCATATGGCTAAAGGTTCGCCCAGACGCCATGCCGAGCGCTGATGGAGTGTTTGCCGACCTCAAAACGGTTGGCAGCATGGATGAGGATTTCTTGCAGCGGCAAATATTCGAAGCTGGCTATTACCTGCAGGCGGCAATGACGCGCATGGTCTGCCGGTTGCTGAAAATCCCGTTCGAAACCTTCGTCCTGGTCTATGTCCTCAATGACGACATTCCCGATACCGCGCACGTCGAGATCAACGACCAGTCTATCCTTCTTCCCGGCGGCGAGGAGCTGCCGAGCGAACTTGACCATGGCGAGGCAATGATCCGGTGGGCGCTGCGCACGATCCGCAAGTGCCTTGATGAAGGCCGCTGGCCGGGTCGCGAACCATTCCATGGCGGCGAACGCAAAATCACGATGGTCCCGTACCACAAGAGCAAAATCACCAGATTCCTGAACGGCATTGAGGGCGATGTTCCTCCTCCGTCAGATGAGCAGGAGGCCGCATAATGCAGAAGATCAGAGTCATAGACTTCGAAACCACCGGTATGCCCGAAGATGCTGTCAGAGCCATTTGCGAGGTCGGCTATACCGATCTTAGCAACGATTGGCAGTTGAGCCCGACGGTTAACTTCCTCGTCAATCCGGGCCACCCTATCCCGCCTCAGACGCGCGCAGTCCATCATATCTCTGATGCCGATGTCGTCGGCGCTGTCAGTCCTGACGTTGCCACACGCACACTCATGACCGGCATGGAAGAAGCTGACGTGTTTGCCGCTCACAATTGCAAATTCGAACAGGCGTTCTTCGGGGGTGGTGGACGTCGTTGGATATGCACCATGCAGGCGGCAAAGCATCTGTTCCCAGACGCTCCCGGCTTCTCCAATCAGGTCCTGCGCTACTGGCTCAATCTTGATGCGCAGATGGAAGACGTTGGCCGCGCCATGCCGCCGCACCGTGCCGGACCTGACACCTACGTCACCGCCCTCATCCTCGGCCGTCTGCTGACGATAGCCTCTGTCGATGAGCTTGTCCGGCTTACGACCGCTCCGGTTCTCCTGCGCGATGTCACTTTTGGAAAGCACAAAGGGCTGAAGTGGTCGGACCTGCCATGGGACTATTTGAACTGGGTCGCAAACAAATCTGATCTCGGCGCCGACGAAAAGCACACCGCGCGCCACTACATCGGGGGACGATAACCATGAATGCAATAGTTGAGCAGAAACAGCCTACAGCAGTTCGTGAGCGCATCGAGGTCATTGATGCAGTTCCCCTGCTTGACACCTCTCGCTTCGAGCACATGCAGCGCGTAGCGACCGTTATGGCGCGATCCACATTGATGCCAGAAAGCCTCTACATGGAAGGCAAGAAGGATAACAAGCAGCCGTTGCCTTACGAGAATATTCTCTCGAACTGCTTCCTCGTCGTGAACCAAGCCGTTCGCTGGGGTCTGGATCCATTCGCCGTTGCTCAGTGCGTTTCCGTCGTGCATGGGAAGCTTTGCTATGAGGGCAAGCTAGTGGCCGCAGTCCTTCAGGCGAAGCTCGGCATGAGCTTGCATCATCACATCACGGGATCGGGCGAAGAAACCCGCGTCTACATGAGCGACCGGCCTTTCGATGAAGAGGTTACGATTGACGGCAAGACAGCGCCGCTCGTTTCCTTCCTGAAGCCAGGGATTCGCGTTCCCGGATTTCGTCTCTTTGATGGTTCTGTTGCAGAGTGGAAGACGACTGGCAACAACTCTCCATGGTCTCCGAAGAACTTCCCTCGTATGCTCATCTACCGCGGAACTCGCGACTGGTGCCGCATCTATGAGCCGGCAACCATGCTTGGCGTCTACACGGATGACGAGATGGTCGACATGGAGGACACGACACGTTCTCGCGCCGCCCGCGACATCACTCCAAAGCCGTCTCTCGCTGATCGCCTTGCTATATCGCGCGCTGCTCCAGAGAGCGCCATGGAAGAGCAGGAAGGCTTCACCGCTACTATTCCTGCCGAAGAGCCGCACGACGCTCTGACGGGCGAAATCATCGACAACAACGATACCGACGGCCCAGCCCCTCAGTCGTCGGTTGACGCTGGCATGAAGCCAGCAGAGGGCGAGGTGGAAAACCCTCCGGCTGCCTCGCCCTCAAATGATCCAGAGCGCGATATCCTCATCCGGTTCGCAGCTGAAATGCTGCCTATGGCGGCAAACATCAACGTCTCGCCGTCAACTCTGAAAGAGGTCGAAAAGGGCTGGTCCGAAGGCGAGATGAAAAATCTGACCGACGCCGGCAAGGAGAAGGCTCGATCCATCTCCATGTCGATCCGCGCGATTGCGAACGGCAAAGCCAGCCTGGAATCGGCAATCGATTTCTATGCCGAAATGCTTGGTTGCAAGCCTTCTGATCTGGGAGCCTCCGATGAGTAGAGAAAACTTCGAAGGCCTTATTCCCCCGGCTATGCGCTTCAAGCGAACAAAGACGCAGGAAGAAGCGGATGAAATCGATCTCGAGATCTTCCGTCTCATTGGCCGGATCGAGCGCTTTGCCACCACAACAGTCTTCAAGGATGAGGTGATGGATTCGGCTACGCGCCTACAGCAGGCACGATACGCGATCCGGAGCCTCATGCACCCAAAAGATCGGGAGCAGACCAATGGCTGAAACACGCGCCCTCACGCAGCAGGAACACGAAGTAATGGCTGCGCTGGTAGAAGCCTGGAATGCCTTTCTTGAGCTTCCAATCCAGCACGGCGATGACATCACCGAGTTTCGCCACGGCATTCACCGCCTTCAGGAGAAGGTTCTTGCTCGCCCGGTTCGCCGCATGGACGGCCAAGGGAGGTTCGCATGAGACGCCCGAACACCGCAAAGCTTCAAGCGCAGTGTGAAGCGTTCAATGCAAGATATCCGGTTGGCCAGAAAGTTTCTGTCCGGAAAGATGCGGGAGACGGCGTCATCACCGTTACCCGATCTAAGGCCGAAGTCTTGGCTGGTCACTCTGCGGTCATTTGGTTGGAAGGCATCAGCGGTTGCTACCTGCTTGATCGAGTGACGCCGATCGTGGAGGCCCGGTCATGAATAGATTGATCCGTCGTTCCATCCACCTCTGGCAGTCATGGCGAGCCCGTAGGAAGCTCACCAGAGCGTATAGCTGGCAATCCGACATAGACGCCGCGATCAAGCAGGCAAAGCGCTCACACGGCAAGACGGGCAGCGTCCGTAAGCTTGAGCGACAGAAGCGGGATATGATGACACGCGCGCTGGGAGGGCAGATGTGATGGCCCGCAGCAATGACGAATGGATAGGTAAGCATGACGACCAGAAGGTGCCACCACGGGTACGCCAGCGCGTGTTCGACCGGCACAACGGCATCTGTCATCTGACCGGCCGCGCAATCCAGCCAGGCGAGAAATGGGAGCTGGAGCACATCCACGCTCTCATCCTCGGGGGCCAGCACCGCGAAAGCAATATGGCACCTGCCCTTGCCGACGCTCACAAGGTCAAGACAGCGACCGAGATGAAGGTCAAATCGAAGATTGCCCGGGTTCGCAAAAAGCACATCGGGATCGCCAAACCTAAATCATCCTTATCGCACCCAAACCTGAAGCGCCTGATGGACGGCACAGTCGTTGACCGCCGCACCGGTGAAATCGTGGGAGGCAGGCAGCCATGACCCTACCCTATTCAAGTTCCACGTCTGGCCGATCGGCAGCAGACGATATTCGCAAGACGCTCCAGGCGTTTGGCTGCTCCAAGTTCGCGCCGATGGAGGATTTCGAGACTGGCAAGGTTATCATCCAGTTCGAATATCGAGGCCGTGCCGTTCAAGTTGAGGCAAGCGCGCAAGGCTACGCGGCAGCATGGTTGCGGGAGAACCCCTATTCCAACCGCATGCGCAAAACGCTGAAGCAGCACGAGCAAGCTGCCTTAGAGCGTGGCCAGATTGCCGTGTGGTCGATCCTTCGCGATTGGATCAAGGGCCAGCTTACAGCGGTCGAGACCGGCATTCTCACCTTCGACGCCGCATTTCTCGGGCAGATCCTTTTGCCTACTGGCGAGACGGTCCACCGACGAGCCGTCTCTCAAAACCTTCTTCCAGCACCAGAGGCAACGTCATGAGTATCGAAGCAATCAAGAAGGCGCTGGAAGGCGTGACGCCAGATCGCGTGGAACGGCTTTGGTGGTTCCTGCACATCCTGTCCAACTCGTCCGGCTCGACAAACGCAGACGATGACGAGTGGAACTGGATAAACGCGTTCTGCACCGACTACGAAGACGACACCTTTAACAGGGCGTACAAGCTTGGTTTCATCAAGGTCTCCCATGACAGCATTATGGAGACGTCTACTGCAAGGATGACGCCGGCTGGGTTCTCCTTCGTGAACTACTTCGAGAAAGCTCCATCGGCTTCGCTTATTTCCGAGATCGACCGATTGCAGCGCGAGAATGGGGCTCTCCGCGAGGATCGTTACAAACTCGCATGCGCCATTATCGGTGGAGAGGATGCTCCAGGGCTTTTGGACAGCACGCCAACTTCTGAAATTGTCGAGATTGCGCAGCACGCGCACCGAATGCACCAAGGCGACATCGACCGCGCCATGGCCGCAGAGGCCGAGGTTGCGCGGCTGCAAACAGAGTTGGCGCTGTCCAAGCCTCTCTACTCCCGCCGCCAGATACAGGCGCGTGTGAAGTTGCTTGAAGAGGCGCTGAAGCCGTTTGCTGAAGAAGCTGAGAACTGGAGCGACAGCGTCCCCGACGACCACAAGACGCTATGCACAGAGCCCGGGTCATCAACTGCTCATCCAGGTTCTGAAGCGTATTTCACGGTCGGTGATCTGCGCCGCGCCCGAGACACCCTCGCCAGCACAGGAGGCGAACACCATGCAGAGTGAAGAACTGAAGCCATGCCCTTTTTGCGGCAGTTCTGACGTTCATCTGCGGGAGCACGCTACTGCGCAAATGTCATGGGTGTCATGCGTCTGTTGCGGGTTGGAAGCGCCATCAGAGACCGGCGTGAGCGACGCCAACGCTGTGGCTTACTGGAACCGCCGCGCCGAAGCCGCCCTATCGACGGACACGGAGCCGGACGGCTGGATATGCGAGGATGAATTCACTCTTGTGCCAGACTTGGCTTGGAAATGGGAAGACGAGGGCTTTGCGCCGAAACCGTTCTATTTCAGCCCGCAGCGGAACGCGGAGCCGGTGAGTAGCCGGAACGATGAAGCGGGATATGTCGAGTTCTTGAACGAAGACGTGCCGTACATCGTCCGAGATATTGATGGGCGCTGCGCAATCCTCGTTGACCTGAACACCCGCAAATACATCGGCTATCGGGTTTATGATCCTGATTCCGATTTTGGTCCTGCTGCCCACGCGGAGCCGGTGAAGACAGCGCCAGCCGAGGAAATTGCTGACGCCGTTCTGTCATGGATGGTGAAATATGACTTGCTAGATGCGGGTAATGAATACCGAGCGACTGATGTTCTGGCGGTTCTGGATGACTTAAAGCCGTCATACCAAACTGAATCTGCCGCGCCAGCCGTGGCGGTGAAGGCTGCTATGACCGATGATGAAATCTATCATTGGATCGCCGCTTGCAATCATGAGCCAGCAAGGGAGACGCTGCGGCATTACCTCTCGCTTCGCTCCGCCATCTCCGCTCAGGTACAGGACGTGGTGGACACAGAAACGTATTACACTACCGAGAACAATTGGGAAAACATGTTCTTCGGCCACGGCGTATCAAAGACGGAAATGGCCGTTATCTGGGACTTCGCAAAGCAGAATTGGGCCAACGCTGATTTCAAGATCACTATTACCGCCTCCCCCGCCTCCAAGCATGGAGATGCAGAATGAGCGATATCGTGGAACGCCTGCGCGCCGTAGACCACCAGAGCCTTGAAGACTGCTTTCTTCAATCCCCTTTATTCGACAAAGCCGCCGACGAGATCACCCGTCTACGCACAGCCCTATCCGAAGCAGAGCAGCAAGAGAAGCGAGCGAGGCGGAAAGGCTTTGAAGATGCCTACGCCTTGCGGATGAAGAAACACCGCTCAGGCTGCGCGTGCCACTTAGACGATAACGACAAGCTCGTGTCGATGTGCCAGTACCATATTGATCTCATAGAAGATGAAAGGCGGAAAACACAATCAATGCATCGCCGCGCGCAGGAATCTGAACGCGTAGAGCAGATGATCTTCGACACTCTTGGCACTTGGTTTAGGCTGTACAACGAAGGCAGGTTCAAGCCCAGAGCAAAACGAGCTCTCTTTTTCGTCGTACTGAAGGAATTGAAGGCGCGCGCAGAAAAAATCAGAGGTCGTCGCGCCCTCATCCCATCAGAGCCTCATGATGCGGAGGGCCGGGAGTGATGAAGCTGAGTACTCGTGAAGCTGATTTCCTTCGACGCCTTAGAGATGGGCAGCGATTATCCGTTGCCAATCGGTACGAGGACAAAGCGCGCCAAAGAGTCAGAAAAGCAGGCCTCGCGGAAGTCGTGATGAACCCGCGCCGATGGGTCATAACCGACGCAGGCCGAGCGGCGCTTGAAAGGAGCGAGGGATGACGACACCTGCCCTGGTAAAGCAAGCTGATCTGAAAAGGGCCGCCGAAGTTGCAAACGGTTCTGGATGCAAGATTGAGATCAAAATAGGGAAAGCCGTGATTACGGTGATTCCAAGATCAGAGATCGACTTCGAGAAATCAAAGGGAATTGACTATTCCCGTCCAGTGCTGTGACATCGCCGCTATGCCGAAAAAGCTGTACCCACACGTTCACAAACAAAAGACCCGCCATAAAAAGTGGGTCTTTTATTTTCGCGTTGGGAAAGGACCGCGCATCCGGCTTCCAAACCCGACTGACCCAACATTCAAAGACGCTTACATGGCTGCCCTAAACGGATCTCCGTTGAAGGTTCAGGTAGCCCATGAAGGAACATTGCAGTGGCTTTGGGAGAGGTATACGACCGAGAGCGCGAAGTGGGCGGGATACAGCCCCGCAACAAAGAAATACCAACAGCTGATCATGGATAAGGTGCTGGCAAGCGCCGGGAAGTCCGCTTTGAAGGTGATAACACAAGACGTCATCCAGGCAGGCGTTGATAAGCGCCACGAGACGCCAGCACAGGCCGGCAACTTTCTCAAAGTCATGCGGGGCTTATTCGGCTGGGCGAAGAAGATGCGCCTTGTAGCCGTAGACCCAACGCTGGGCGTCGAGCCCCCAGGATATAAAACTGGCGGCTTTCCAGCTTGGACGATCGATGATGTCAAGGCATTCAGGGAAGTTCACAAGATCGGAACAACAGCTAGGTTGGCAATGGAATTAATGCTGCTCGCCGGGCTACGACGTTCCGATGTGGTGAAAGCTGGACGGCAGCACATCAATGGCCGGGTGCTTTCGATGAACACGGAGAAAACGGGCGCCAGAGTGACGGTTGAGCTTTCCGATGCGCTTATTTCGCTCATAGAAGCCACGCCACGGAAGGGCTTGCATCTGGTTGAGACCATGCACGGCAAACCTTTCGTCAAGGAAGGTTTCGGGAATTGGTTCCGGGAGAAGTGTGATGAGGCCAATGTGACAAAGTCTGCGCATGGGCTGCGAAAACTGAGCGCCACGCTGGCAGCAGAGGGAGGCGCGGCCACCCATCATTTGTTGGCGCAGTATGGCTGGACCAACATCGCAACAGCGGAAATTTACACGAAGGGGATTGATCGCCGGCGTCTGGGGATCGAAGCAAGCCGCATCGTCGCGGACCAGATCGGGAACATAAATTCCCCTCACCCAAATTCAGGTGAGGGATTGAGTGAAAATGATAAAACGAAATCAAATACTTAATTTTCTGATTGCAGTCCTCTCGTGGACACCATTGGCACGTTTATCAAACATCATTGACTGTTTGTGATCACTCGCGAACTCTATACTAAGAATCAAAAATGAGTCTTAGTATCGGAGATGTATTTGAACGGGACTAAGCACTATTTCGGAAGCTCAGAGACAGAACGGAAACTCGACTGTCTTCGTCGTTATCTCGAAGCATATTCGATCGCCCTTCAAAACAAGAATTTTTGTCGTCTCTACATTGACGCTTTTGCAGGCACTGGAAGTAGGACGGAAACACGAGCGGTGTTGCCGTTTATGGGGGAAGGTGAGCCGTCTGTGACTGAGGTCACAACACCTGGGAGTGCCCGCATAGCGCTTGAAACAAAATCGGGATTTCACCATGTCGTCTTAATTGAGAACGACCCAATAAAAATAGATGCTCTCAAGAGTGTGCTAGATGAATATCCCGGAAATAGGGCGCGAGTTCGAGGAGGAGACGCAAACCAAATTGTTCAACGAATTTGCAAACGCTTCGAAGACGATAAGCGGCTCCGAGGTGTAATTTTTCTCGATCCCTATGGCATGGAGGTCGCTTGGGAAACAGTGGAGGCAATTGCAAACACTAAAGCGTTGGACTGCTGGTACTTTTTTCCACTATCAGGTTTGTACCGAAATGCCCCGAAGGACGCAGAAAGATTTGATGAGGGAAAGATCACGGCTCTCACCCGCGTTTTTGGCACGGATTCCTGGAGGCAGGACTGGTACGAAGTGGGCCCTCAAACTGATATGTTTGGTAAACTAGATGAAAGACGAATTGCTACTGTAGATCGCATAGAGGAGTGGGTAAGGGATCGGCTGAAAAGCGTATTTAAGGGCGACGTTTTGAGGCCTATGCGCCTACACCATCCAAATGGTGCACCAATGGCGTCTCTTTTCTTCGCGATCTCCAATCCAAATAAGGCAGCAGTGAAATTAGCAACTGATATCGCAGCTCATATTCTCAAGCTGGGCATTTCGTCCCATGTTCGTTCACGATAGAGACGACCTGCCGCTTTCTTATTCTTCCCGCCCCATTGCTTGAAGAAAAATGCCGTGCCTGTTGATCCGCACATGGAAAAAACCTCATCTATCCATTTCGGGTTCAAAGGACGTGCTTGAGGCCCAGATTCTCCACCAACGATAGCCCAGTGAATTCCATTAAGGTCAGCGCCTGAAACCGAGCCGATTAGGGGTTCAAAAGAAACAAATTTAATTCGCGAAGGCACTGCGCGGAGCTCTTTGATGCGGTATGCAACTCGACCGTCTTCCACACTAGTACCAAGCCAGACATTAGGCAGAACATCGAAACCCTCCCTCAAAATAGCAGCCATTCGGTCTGGACGCTTCGTCAATATCTGGAAAGTGTGCCGCTTAGCTCGCGCCATGACATCCCAAACTTTATGAATAAAGTCCACTGGAACTTCTGGATGAAATAGATCGGACATTGAATTCACGAATACATTGCGGGGGCGCGCCCAAGTCTCGGGTATCGAAAGAGCTGCTTCATCCAGGTACAAATCGCCTGTCCATTTTGCGTGGCCGCCACTTCTGCGCGTCAGACCTTTGTATTTTTCCAGACCTATGGCTTGGAGACGTGCCGCCATTCGCATTGCGTAGCAGTTGGTGCAGCCAGCACTCATGAGGGAGCATCCAGCCACGGGATTCCAAGTTGCGTCAGTCCACTCGATTGATGTGTCAGCCATACTCTCTATCCAATTCCTAGGACATTTTAGGATAAATTTACTTAGATACGGCTTAGAAAAACAGTCGCCTTACATGGTAGCGTTAAAAATCATCAAAGCGTGCATTTGATGTACGATATTCTAATCATATATTTAGCTAATCTAGTAACATCGCAGCTCATGAAAAGCGAAAAATTGAGCGCGCTAGAAACTGTTCTTCTGGAATACAGTGCGAGCTAGAGATCAAACATTGCTAGAGAAAGCTCAACCGCACACTTCCAATGTCGCAAGCCCAATTTAGGAACATACTTCTGCGCCTGATGATTATAATATATGGCGACCCCTGCAGGACTCGAACCTGCGACCTACTGCTTAGAAGGCAGTTGCTCTATCCAGTTGAGCTAAGGGGCCACTCGCGGCGCCGTGGAGGCGCCGAAAACGGTTAGTGTGTCCAGGGCTGCGTGCGCGTATAGCGGAAGTTGTCCGTGTAGGAAACCGTCTGGCGCTCTGCTTCCTTTGGCTGGATCACGCGATACTCGATGCCCTTGCGCTGTGCGTAGGCTTCGGCCTGTTCCTGTGAGTCGAAATTGAGCTTGACCTGCTGCTTCATGTCCGATGAGGACGTGTAGCCCATGATCGGATCGATCTTGCGCGGAACCTCAGCGTCGAATTCCAGCACCCAGATATTCGTCTTGGCCTTGCCGGACTGCATGGCGGTCTTTGCCGGACGATAAATTTTTGCAGACATTTCAACTGCTCCAGTCTTGCGATCAAGCGCGATGACGCTCTTTCTACGCGGCTTCCCGTAACCATTTTATTACGGTCGACATCAGAATTTCACTTGGACTGACTCCTGCGCGAAGTCAAGCCGCTTGCTTTGTAGATGCTACAGCATCGGCCTGAAAATCCTAACCGAATTTGAGAAAGCACGATGCCTCGATTCAAAGACGATAGAACGACCGTTATAGCTGCGTAAGGAAGCCAGAGCTCTCCGAAACATGAGAGCCTTCACCAACAGAAAAAGCGAACGCCACGCTTGAATGGGACGCGCGAAGCATATTCTATCGCGACACCTAAGAGGAGACACGTATCATGAGCGATAACGTCATCAAGTTTCGCAAGCCGCAACCGCCGAAGAAGCCCCGTCCCGGTCAGAGCAAGCTGCTCGCCGTTATTATCGGCGGCATTGCGCTCTGCGTTTTGATCTGGGTGCACTTCCAATACGGTGTATGAGGCTTAAGGCTTCAAGGTGCGCGGCAGGAGTCCATCCATCTTCCTGCAGGACAGCCTTCAGAGGCGCCCGACAATACGAAGGCTTGAGACGACAGCCCAAAAACGCAATCCATCGGCGCCTCGAAATCACACTGCGAGACGTCGATCATAGAAACAGCAAGCGCAGCAGAAAACGCTTAACGTTCACACACGCTCACGAGAGCAATTTCAACGATGAATGGGGAAATATAAAATCCAGGCAATTCAAGGATTTGTCGAATGGTCGGAGTGGAGAGATTCGAACTCCCGACCCTCTGGTCCCAAACCAGATGCGCTACCAGACTGCGCTACACTCCGCCGATGTCGTGAGCGGGGAGATACACGGTTACCGCAGACCCTGCAACAGCTAAAATCACCTTTTCGTTTGTTTTTTCTCAATCGGCTTAGCCGTCCCTGAGTGTGGGATGGGATGCACGTGGCGGGAAGATTACGAAGTTTTCACTTCACCCACCCTTCCAGCCGTGCGATCCAGCAGACGTATTTTAGCAGTTGCAGTCGCTTCCTCAGATAGCCACCTATCAAGGCATAACTTTTGCAATCTCTCAGACAATGGGAATGAACCACTTGGACGCCAGTAGCGAGAAAACGACCAGCCAGGAAGCGAAGCCGGATCTTCGCGACATTCTGGTGTCTTCGAAAACCGGAAAAAAGAAATCCAGGCGTTCGCTCTATATCATTCTCGCGCTGCTGATGATTGCTGGCGCGGCGACCTACTATTTTGCCTTAGCCGGCGCGCGGGTCGCCTACACCTACACAACACAGGAGGCAAAGCGCGGCGATCTCTCCGTCATTGTTACCTCCACCGGTTCGGTGCAGCCCACCGACCAGGTAGATATATCGAGCGAGCTCTCCGGCACGATCCGCAAGGTCAACGTCACCTTTAACAGTGCGGTGAAAGCGGGCGACATTCTGGCTGAGCTCGACACCAACAAACTTGAGGCCGATGTGCAGAGCGCGCGCGCCAAGCTTGCTTCCGCCAGAGCCAATGTCGCAAAAGCGAAAGCCGATCTCGGCTCGGCCAACACATCGCTGGAGCGGCTGAGATCGCTGGTGCAGAACCGCGTCTCCAGTCAGCAGGATCTCGATGCGGCGCAGTTC